AAGGTGCCGGTGCCGGTGCGGTCCTCGCGCGGCGTCGGATCGGCCTCGTGCTTGTCGACCAGCTCCTGCAGCAGGCTGAGGTACTGCAGCTCCTCGTGGTAGGCCTCGTTGCCGTTGCGCATCATCGGCGCGCTGACCTGCAGGATCGAGCTGTTGCCGCCGAACGGCGTGACGGTGCCGTTGTTCGGGTCGACGACGGTGGTGCCGTTGCACACGATCAGATCATAGCCCATCACAGCGGCCTCCCGGTGAAGTAGCCCGGCCGCGGCGGCCGGCGGCGCGACAGCGGGAACGAGCACAGGTACAGCCACGGCCCGTCGCGGTAGGTGGCCATGTCGTGTGTGCCGGCCTCGAAGGCGCGGCGCGCCGCGATGACGCCCTCGTCGGCGTTGTTCCAGCCATGCTCGGTGACGCGGCGGGCGGCGGTGATGTAGACCTCCAGCTCGGCGCGGGTGATCGCGCCGCTGGTCTCGTTGAGCACCTGCGCACGGTAGCGGTTCACGACCGCCTTGACCTCGGCCATGGTGGCGCCGACGGACTTGGCGATGCGGATGGCAGAGAAGCGCTTCGGATTGGCGTCCAGGGCGCGGAGGATTTCGGCCTCGATTTCGGGGGTAACGCTCACAGAAGTCTCCTTTAACTGATCTGCGCATATACGTAGATCAGATCATCGCAAGCGGCCGTGTCAAGACTACCCGGTACTCTCGACATCCCACACCTGATCGGCGATCTCGGCGCCGCGGTGCGTGACCAAGATGATCTGCGAGAGGTGCTGCTTCAAGGAGACCAGCGCCTCCAGCGTCGCACGGCGGCGGGCGGCGTCCATGTCGCCGTCGATCTCGTCGGCGAGGAACACCGGGAAGACGTGCCCGACCAGCGCCTGGCCCATCGCCACGCGCAGCGCGAGGTTGGCGACCGTCTTGCCCGCGCCCGACAGCGTCTCGATGCGCTGGTTACCGACCGTGATCTGCATGTCATCGTCCAGCACGAGGCTGGTCAGCTTGCCGGCCGACATGTCGCGGATCAGGGCGCTCGCGATCCGGCTGATCTTGGGGGCGAGCAGCGCCTTGACCGTGGCGCGCGCGTCCGCCAGCCCCGATGCGCCCTTGCCATATTCCTCGGCCATCGTCGCTGCCTCGGCGATCTTCGACTGCGTCGCCTTGAACGCCGCGTCCTCCGCCACCCACGATGCCAGCTCGGCCTCGTAGACCTCGGTGCTGCGCAGCCGATCGGCAACGTCGTCAATCTCGCCCTGCGACGGTGCTGGCTCGAGTGCCGCGATCTCCTTCTCGACCGCGGCGTTGCTCGCCAGCGCGGAGGCGTGCGCAGCGGCGCTCGCGTCGTAGCTCTCCCAGTGGTGGAACAGGCGGCGCAGGTTGGCCAGCTCGCCGGCCTTGTCCGCGCCGAGCAGCGGCAGCTTGGCCAGCTCGATCTCCGCCTCCAGCGCGGCGCGGGCGTGGCTGATCTCGGTCGGCGTCAGGTCCAGCCCTTCGGGCAGCGCCGGGCCGTCGTCGGGCCACGCGCGTAGGCGCTTCTCTTCGACCTGCAGTCGGATCATCGGCCAGTCCGGCTCTGGCGGCGCTTCGCCGGTCGGGCGGAAGGTGTGATGGCACTCGGGGCACGTCACCGGCTCGGAGGCGGTGTACGCGCACACGGCGCGGTGCTGGGTGAAGCCGCGCTCGACCTCGTCGGCGGTGAGAGTCGGGCGATCGCCGCGGTCGGCGAGCTGCTGGCGCACGGCGCGCCGCGCGGCGGCCGCTTCGAGCTGCTCGACGGAGTAGTGAGCGCCCACCGAGGCCTCGGCCAGCCCCGCCCGGCGCCGCTGCAGCTCGCGCTGCTGGTCGACGTAGGCCTCCAGCTGCGCCACAGCCTCGCTGGAGGGCCTGTCGCCCGTTGGGGCCACCGGAGGCTCCACGACGCGCAGCCGTGCGGTGAGGGCCGCGTGCTGGTCGCGCAGCGCACGCTGGGCGGCGAGCACCGCCCGCAGCCGGTCGCTGGTGTCGGAGTGAGGCGACACCGGCTTGTTGCCGGGCGCGCGCAGCGTCTTGGCCAGCGCCTCGGCCTCGCGGCGGTAGCCCTTGGCCTCGTCGCGGCACGCCTTCTCGGCGGCCTCGGCGTCGGTCAGGCGCGCGACCTTGTCGATGATCGCCTTGCGCTCCGCCGGCCGCATCGCGCCGAGCCGGTTGACCTCACCCTGGACAGCGGCGTTGCACAGGTCGAAGACGTCGAGACCGTAGCCCATCGCCGCGGTGATGTAGGCGGTGCATTGCTCGGCGCCCTTGGCGACGATGGCCCCCGAGCCGTCCTTCACCCACTCCGCCTTGCCGCGGCTGATCTCGTACGGCGCGCCGCGGATCAGGAAGCGGCCGGTCGCCGCCGCGTTGGCGTAGTCGGATGCAGCACCACGCAGCGCGGCCTTTCCGTAGAGGAGCCAGCGGGTTGCCTCGATCGACGAGAACGACTTGCCCGAGCCGTTCCCTCCCACCACGGCGGTGATGCCGGTTTGTGGTTGATAATCTGTGGAGAGCGAGGCACCGCTCTTCTCGAAGATGGCCGAGGCCGTGAGTCGTTGGATCATGCCGTTTCCCTTCAGAAGTCATGGTATTTATTCCAGCGATTTTTCCAAGAGTACAAGGTAAAAATAGGAAAATAGCATGCGGTCCAGCATCGAGTCCTTCTTCCGCGACACCATCCTCGTCCACGAGAGCAAGAAGCACTCGCTCGACCCGCGCGACACCGGCAATTTCCTCGACGGTCGGCTGGTCGGGTCGAAGTACGGCGTCACCGGCGCCGCGCTTGCGGCCCATCGCGGCGTGCCGCGCAGCTCGATCACGATGCCGGTGATGGCCAAGCTGACGGAGGCCGAGGCCATCCAGCTCGGCCTCAAGGGCTACTACCGCGTCAACGGCCTCGACAAGCTACCGTGGGACGAGGTCATGGCCAGCGTGGTCGACCTCGGCTTCAACGCCGGCCCCAAGCGCGCGGTGAAGGAGTTGCAGGAGATGCTGGGCGTCCGCCCCGACGGCGACGCCGGCCTCGTCACGAAGACGGCCTACGAGCAGTGGCGATCTAAGCTCACGCCGGCCGAGGCGATGGGTGCGTGGACCGCCGCGCGCGTGCGTTTCTACAAGAGCCTCAACCGTCCCGAGTATATCAAGGGCTGGACCAACCGCGCCAACAGCTTCCTGCCGGGCGGCGCGTGGTGGAAGGCGAACGTGTGACCGGCACCCAAGTTCTTTTGGCCCTGCGGCTGGTCGAGATCAGCTACATGATGGTGTGCCTGTTCTGGATTGTCGGCTCTCCTTATTCGCGGTTGCGCACGTTGCGGCTGTGGGCGTGCTATGTCCTTATCATATTTAATCTCGCCGCGATCGTTGTAGCGGTTGCGTGGTTGAAGGTGGACCTATGGTGACCCCCCTCGACATCCTCGGCAAGGGCCGCTTCCGCTGGACCGTTCTGGCCTTCATCTTCGCGTGGCTGCTCGTCAGCGGCCTCGTGGTGTGGCAGCTGTACGAGACGACGCCGGCGCGCTGGTGCGCGGTCGCGCTGCAGGGCAGCCCGGAGGTTACCACCGGGTGCTACTCGGTCCTGCTCAAGCTGCTCGACATCAAGGACCACGCGGTCCTGTACCTGATGATCATCCTCGGCATCACCACGATGTCGCTCACCGTGATCGCGCTGGGCGTGGGGATCAAGGCGTCCGCCCCCGGCGGCACCAGCGTCGATATTGGCGCCGAGAACACCCAGATCACCACCCCCAACGCCTCGGTCACCGTGCCGACGCCTCCCACGGAGAACCAAGCATGACGCTCCCCTCATTCCTGACCGGCCGCCTGTGGAAGGTCGCCACCGCGGGCGCGGCCGTCATCGCCGCCGTGCTCATGGTCATGCTGGGCGTCAGCTACATGCAGAACCGCGACCTCACCGCCCAGCGCCAGGCGCTGTCGTCGGCGATCAACGACCCCGTCACCGGCTACGTCGCGCAGCTCGCGCAGGCCCGCACCAACGTCAAGACGCTGGAGGTCCGCGTGGCCCAGCAGAACGAGGCGATCGACAAGCTGTCGGCCGAGAGCGCCGCGCGGCTCGCCACGTCGCGGCGCGAGCTGGCGGCGGCGCAGGCTCAGACGCGCACGATGGAACGTAAGTTAGCCGGTTTTCTCGCAACTAAGCCGCAGGGGGCTACCCTTGAAGCTCGTGTTCGGGATATCGACGATCGCGCCATGAAGGAGTTCCTGCCGTGAAGTTTCTGCTGCTTCTCCCCCTGATGGCGCTGACGGCGTGCATGGGCGGCGCGCGCGTCGCGCCCGAGCCGATCGTCGTCGTGAAGGAGACCAAGGTTCCTGTCGCCACCGGCTGCGTGCCGAGCAACTACGTCTTCGCCGATCCCGATTATGTCGACACCGACAACGCCCTGCGCACCGCGGCCGACGCCGCCGAGCGCCTCCAGCTCCTGTGGGGTGGTCGCGCGCAGCGCATCGCTCGGGATCGGGAGAAGGAGATCGTGGTTCGGGGGTGCCCGCGGGCGGACGAACGGTAATGGCTGACCCGGTTGTGGATCAGGTGGCCCGCGACAAGGCGGGCGACGCGGTGCATGACATCCGCAATTTCCGTGCTGTGACGGAGGGTGAGTTTCGTCTGATCCACAACAAGATCGACACCACCCACACCGAGACCAACGGGAAGATCGACAAGCTCGAGTCCGGCCTCAAGTGGGCCGGCGGGTTGGTGGTCAGCCTCATCCTGTCGGTGCTGGGCTGGGCCGTGCTCCAGCAGATCAACGCCAACGAGGCGCAGAAGAAGGACATGGCCCAGCAGATCCAGCTGCTGCAGTCCCAAGAGCGCGCCCGTGTCGAGGCGCGCTCCGAGATCCTGTCGCGGCTACCGCCCGGTACTCCCGAACCCGCCGAACCCACGGGCGGTCGCTGACAGGTCTTCGACCACCTCGATCGTGGCGGGGCGGTAGACCGGCGCGAACACCAGCTGCGCGATGCGGTCGCCGACCTTGACGTCGAAGATATACCCGCCGAGGTTGGTGAGGATCACCATCACCTCGCCGCGGTAGTCGCAGTCAATCGTCCCGATCCCATTGGTCACGAACACGCCGTGCTTCGCTGCTAGTCCACTTCGGCTGCGAACCTGCATCTCGTAGCCCGCCGGCACCTCGAACGCGAGGCCGGTGTGCAGCGCCACGCTGCGGCCGCTGGGCAGGCTGAACGCCTCGGCCGACTGGATGTCCATCCCGGCGGCCCCCTCGCTCTGATAGCGCGGCGTCGTCACTGCCTCGGGGCAGTTCGGCAGGCGCTGGATCTTGAGCGGCGGAATGGTGGTGTGCATAGGTCTTCTCCAACCATGACGTGCCTGCAAAGACGGCCGTCCGCAGCGATCGCGGGTGGCCTACGCCCAGGCACAAGGCGTATTGGTTGACATCGAACGGTCGATGCGAGCTGATGCGGATCACGCGCTCGCGCGGCGTGTTAGGGTGCAGCTTTAGATATCGGCTATCCGAGTGCCCGACGTGGCTGCAGTGAATGCAGGCCGGCACGCCAAGGCGGCGTGCCACGTCGTAGAGCTTGACTGCAACCTCAGCGCTGTTCCTCGGCGGCTGGGGCATTGATCGACATCCTTTCCTCGATGAACCCGCGGACCTGCGGGTGCAGGTCGGCGATGGCGTTTCGCACGATACGAGGAAAGTCGAAAGTCTCGAGTGACTGGGTAAGATCAACACCCTCTTCCTCGACCTCGGGGCGCACGCGCTTGTGGGTGAGGCCCAAGCAGTCGATCTCAGGCTCATCCTCGCCCGGCGCCAGCAGCACCCGCACGACCTTGTCGTGGAGGTCGTCGCGCGCCAGCGCCTCGGCCAGCGTCAGGGTGACGTAGAGCCGGCCATCGGGGTCTTCGCCGTGGGTGTAGGGCTGCATCGACCCGACGCAGTTCACCTCGCCGTAGCGACCGGGGACATGATAATGTCCCGACCACAGTCCGACCCCATCGCCAAAGACTTCCCGCAGCAGCGCGGCGGGCGCGAGGTGATCGTCCTTTCCATCGAAGACGGAGAGATCCCAGTGGCCGATCGCATGCTCAACGCCGATGACGTGAGCAACATCTTGAACTTGTTCATCAGCACGGCGGTCCCACTCCCACGGAAAGAAGGCCAACCCGGCGACCGCGTGTGGCGCGTCGAGGACCAGCAGGTTGTCGAGCCGCCCTTGGGCGATCTCGCGGAAGGTGTGCCACGCCCCCACCACGGTCAGGTTGCGCGGCTTGTCGTGGTTCCCCGCCATCGCGACGAACAGGACGTCGGGGTTGCGCTCGGCGGCGCCCAGCATGGCGCGCGCGGCGGCGACGACGACGCCCTTCGACACGAACGGCGTGTCGAAGAGGTCGCCGACCATGACGACGATGTCGGCGTCCTCGTCCAGCTCGCGCTCGAACTGCAGCGCCTGCGACAGCTCGCGCTCGCCGCGGCGGTGCCGTGGCACGCCCTGCTCCTCGCCGAACGCCTTGCCGAGGTGGGGGTCGCCGATCAGGTGGACGCGGCGGCCATCGGACATCGTGAACGTCATGGATGCTCCTGAAAAGAGGAGGGGGCCTAGAAGGCCCCCTCGGTAGATCAGCCGGTGATCGCGCCGGGCCGGACCTTGCGGACCTTGCCGTCGGCGTCCTTGGTGATCACGAACTGGCCCTCGTAGCCGGTCACCTCGGCGTCCTTGACGCTGACGCGCGTCGGGCCGGCGAGGAACGACACCTTGGTGCCGAGGGCGATATCGGTCGGGGTCTTGGAAGCCACTGTAGTTCTCCTGCGCTGGTTGATGGTGCGCTGTCAGGTTCAATAAGACCTAGAACAAGTAGGTCAAGAGGGAATATGCAGCCGCGCCCACAATCAAGGTCCACGCGGCGCCGGCCATGGCCGTGTTCCAGCCGGTCTGCTGGCCCTCGCGACGCGCCTCGTCGATGTCGAACTCGATCTGCTCGGACTGGACCAGTCGGGCGTTGCGGGCACCGTCGGCGTAGCCGCGGTCGTATTCCTTGCGCAGGATGCCGCCGCCCGCGCCGCCGACGCTGTCCTGATTGAACTCGGACAGCATCGCGCCGCCGATCCGCACCGCATCGGCCATCGACATGAAGGGGTGCCCGTCCGGCGTCGGCTCGTCGCGCGCGGTGCCCGGCCACGCCACGCCGTAGCCGCGAAAGGCATCGCGCAGACGCGCCTCGAAATAGGCCCGGCTCATGCCACCACCTCCGCCAGCACGTGACCGCGCTTGGCGTGGAAGAGGCAATCGATCTGCCACGCGACGTCGTGCAGCGAGTTGTGCTTCTTGCCGTTGGCGGGGAAGGGCACCTCGTCCTCGATCGTGGTGCGGCCGATCGCGCCGCGCAGGCCGGCGATGTAGCTGTGCATGTCGAGGTAGTTGTGGTGCGCGAACGGGAACTCGATGTCCAGCTCCAGCATCTGGCTCTCGATCATGGGCCAGTCGAACTTGAGCGGCTTGGCCACGAAGGTGTAGCCGCCGAACGGCGCGTCCTTGCAGCAGAAGTCGGCGAACGCCTGGAACACCGCGCGCGCCGGCTGCTGCCGGCCGATGATGTCGGCGAAGACGTCCTTGTTGTCGACGCGCCAGAACTTGCGGGTGCCCTCCTCCCACCGCCGGGTGCGCAGCGGCGCCGGGCAGCCGTCGAAGTACGCGCCGGTGACCAAGTTCTCGAGGTCGAACTTCATCGCCGAGAGCTGGATCACGCCCGCGCGTGCGGGGTCGACGCCGGTGGTCTCGCAGTCCACCATGATGTGGGTCATCGCCATTGTGTCAGTGCTCCGAACTTGAGTGAGCGGTGGCCGGCGGCGACCGCGGTGGCGTAGTCCTCGCAGCTGAGCGTGAACCAGCGGCCGAGGGCGTAAGAGAAGATGTAGAAGACGTAGGAGCCGCTGCCCCGCGACGCCTCGGCGAGCGCGGCGGCGGACTGCGCCGGTCGGATGCACTTGAACTCGAAGGCGGTCTTGTGGACCGTCGACTTCACCTCCGCGTAGTGCAGCGGCGTGTCGACGGCCGAGACAAGGAAGTCGGACGGCTTGGGGAAGTCGGCGACGCGCTTGCCGCCGTTGATCCCCATCAGATCCTTGAGATCGCGCAGCCGCTGGACGTGGCCCTTGGCCGTCCAGTAGGCCAAGAAGGCCCGCTCCGCTTCCTTGCCGTCGTTCTTCATGCGCGAGCGCTCGACACCACCGCCTTGGTCGCGTGCTTGCTCTTGATCTTGAGCTTCACGTCGGCCTGCTGGCAGCGCGAGAACTCCATCCCGAAGGCGTCGCCGGGGTTCTGGTGGTCGACCGCGCAGTACGAGGCCAGCGTGACCATGACGCCGCCCAGCTCTTGGAAGGGATTGCCGGGCGGGTTGTTGAAGACCTGCTCGACCAGCGCGTGCGCCTGCTCGCGCGAGACGCCGCGGCTCTGCATCAGCTCGAGGGTCTCCTCGCCGAGTCGGAGGAGGCGCTCCTCGACGTCGTTGGCGGCTGCGAAGCCGAAGACCTCGCGCAGCCACTTGATGCAGTGCTCGGGCTGGAGGTCGATGGTGGGATAGGTGGGTCGGTTGTCGAGGGGCATTACTGCTGCTCCGTGGGACCGTCGCTGACCGTGACGTGGGTCACCAGCCACGGCAGCGCGAGGATCAAGAGGAAGGTGCCGGCGGTGACGGCGCGCGAGCCGGTGGCCCAGTCGCCGGGGTTCAGGTTCCACGCCACCCACGCCGTGATGCCGTAGGACACGGCGGCGGCGAAGGTGACGAGCAGCAGCACCCCTAGGGCGCGGCCGATAAGGCCGGGAGAGACGGCGATCTTCATGCAAACATCCTATCGAGCAGTTCCTCGACCTTATGATCGTTCAAGACCGTCCCTTCAAGCTCTTTATCGATCACGCCGTCGATGACCTGCGCCTCGTCCAGCTCGATCTGGCTCATGAAGGGGTTGCTCTTGTCGAAGGGCCGGAACGTGCGGCCCATCGCGACCGTGCAGTTGAGCGGGAAGTGCTTCACGATCTCGGGATGCTCGGCCATCGCCTGCCGCAGCAGGGGGATGAACGTCATCACCGCGGCGCGACGCACCGACCAGACCAGCTCGTCGTGGATGGGCATCATGAGGCGGCAGTCGACGCCCCACTCCAGCCCGGCGGCCTCGCACAGCTTGCGCAGGTTGAGGATCGAGCGCTTGGCGAGCGTCGCGCAGGTGCCCTGGATCATCGCGTTGACGACCTGATTGCGGGCGCGGGCCTGCAGCCGCTTGCACGCCGTCTCGGCGTAGGCGACCAGCCCCGGCGACGCCGACAGATCGGCGAACTTGGCCAGCATGCCGCGGCGCCAGTCGGGCAGGCACTCGAAGCGGTTGCGCTGGTGCCCGTCGGGGAGCACGATGAAGCCGTTCATCGACGCCTCGTCCTGCACGCTGACGCGCCACCGCTCCTCCTCGGGGAAGCGCGAGCGGTACATGTCGACCAGCTCCCAGTGCTGCTCGTCCGACAGCCCGAGGTTGTTGGCGACGGTCGAGCACGCACCCGAGTACCAGTAGCCGAAGTTGATGCCCTTGCCGACCGGCGTGCCGCGCATGAACTTGTGGTAGTCCTTCGGGCTAAGGTCGCGGCCCGAGAAGTCCTTGAGCACCCGCCCCTCGGGGTTGCGGTTGAACTTGAACTCGCGGAACTCTTCCTCGGTCAGGCCGGGCAGCGTCTTGATCGACAGCGCGTCGACCGCGGCGCCGGTGTGCATGTCGCCGTACGGCAGCTGGCCGTAGACCTCCTTCATGCCTCCCTGCCCGCCGGCCATGTCGCCGATCAGCACCAGCTCGATCGCCGACCAGTCGGCCGAGATCACGACGTGGTCGTCGTCATCGCCGAGGTAGAACGACCGGATGTACGCCGAGTCGCCCGACTTGGCGAGCTGCATCGGGTTGGGGAACGACGTCGCCAGCCGGCGCGTGGCGAGCCGCGACGACAGCGAGGGATAAACCCGGCTGGTCTCAGGGTCCATGAGCTGGGTGTAGGGCGTCAGGTACAGCTTCATGCGCTGCTCGATGTCGGCCATCGACTGCAGGTCGCGCATGATTTGCGCCGGCAGACCGTCGGGGTCCAACTCCTCGCGGATGCGACCACGCGCTTCCTTGTCGGAGGCGACCGACCCCTCGGCGTACTGCATCGGCGCGCCGATCAGATCGTACATGATCGTGCGCATCGCGTGGTAGTAGACGATGTTCAGCTTGCCCGAGCCGGGCACCTTGATGCCCTTCTCCTCGGCCCACGCATTACCGATCGGGTTCGAGACCTGAAAGATCTGCTTGAAGTCGTCGGCGTCGTCGGGGCTGTTGGCCCACGCCTCGATCTGCTTGCGCTTGCTGACGTAGCCCTGCACCTTGGCGGTGCCCTCCTTGGCCGGGTCGTAGTACCACTTCTCCTTGCGCTTGAGATCGTGGTGCGGCTCGGCGACGAACGGCAGAGCTTGGCGGATGCGCGCCTTGAACGCGCGCAGCAGCTCGGCCATGTCGGCGCGCTCGACGTTGCGGCGCTCGAACACCTGATCGAGGTCGAGGCGGATCCCCTCGCGCCACGAGTCGGCGTAGACCTGCACCATCGGGTTCTCCTGCGTGAAGAACGCCTTGAGAGCCTTGGGGTTGTTCTTGAGCATGTCGTCGAACATGCGGCGGTAGTGGCGCACCGCCCAGTAGGCGTCGTCCGCGCCGTAGGCGACGGTCTGCTCGCCGGTCAGCTCGCCCATGTGACGCGCGCCGGCGGCGGCCAGCGTGTCCTTGAAGGTGGCCTGCTCGTAGCCGAAGGCGCTCTTGGTCAGCGCCTTGAGGCTGTAGCCCATCGAGATGCCCTTGACGAAGCCGTTGTAGGAATGCTCGGCCTTCGACTCCTTGGCGATGAACTTGCCCAGCAGTTCCTGCTGGACGCCCGTCGGCCGGTCGCCCGGCTCCATGCCGGCCCACTTCTCGATCACCTCGGCGGCGATCTTGTGGAAGGCCTTGGGCAGCGGCGTCGCGAAGAAGGTGCCGATGTCGTACTGGTCGGGGCCGTGGTGCGACACCGCCATCTGCAGCGTGCAGACGAGGTTGCTGATGTCGACGCCCCAGCACTGCCGGACGTTGACCAGCTCGAAGGGCGCGTTGTGCGCGACCTTGATGGCCTTGTCGCTGATCTTGGCCAGCAGCTCGGCGCCGATCTCCTGCGGCAGACGGTTCTCGACGTCCGCGTGCGCGAGGTTGTAGTAATAGGCCGTGTCGCTGCCCTCGACGTAGGTCGAGAAGCCGGTGATCGTCGTGCGGCGGTGGTCGAAGACGTGCCGGGTGGCGTTGTTGTAGACGTTCAGCCCCTCGTGACGCGCCTCGTCCTGCGTCTCGAGATCGAAGCCGACCAGCCGCGCGCTCTCCAGCTCGGCGATGATGCCAGGCAGGAGCCGCGCGCCGCTGCGGCGGTCGACGAGGACGGTGTTGATATGGGTCATCCGAAGTTCTTCCTTGCATCAGCCTCGTTGTCGAACAGGCGACAGCCCCACACCGCGGTGTGCTCCTTGTTCAGGTGCGCCGCGAGGGCCGGCCCGGTCGCCGCCCAAGCAGCCACAGCCTCGGCGAGCGTGGCGGCCTTGAAGGTGCCCAGCTTGTGCGCGGTGCCGGTCTCGCTGTTGGCGGCGAAGCCCTCCATCCACACGTCGATCGTGCCGGCCTCGGCGTCGGGCGCGTCGCGGTAGGCGAGAGCTGCCTCGGCGACGCGCTTCCACGCCGCCATCGTCGCCGCGCAGGTGTGGCCACGCATATCGGGCGGCAGCTTGTCGACGGGCACGTTCACCCAAGCGGCGAACATGACCAGCTCCAGCGGCGTGCGCGGTACAGGATCAGGCTTGTCCATCGTTCTTCTCCTTCTCCTCGACCGCGGCGATCGCCGCGTCGCGCGCCTGACGATAGCCCTCGGGGTTGTTGCGCAGGTCGCGGTAGGTGTCGAACACCGCATGGTTGAGGACGCGCGGCACGCGGCGCCAGTGCGGCCAGCACATCAGCTGCCGGTCCTTGGCTTGCCGGGTGCAGTTGGCGACGGGGCAGGGGTGGCTCACAGCGCGCGCTCCCCGAACAGTCCGTGGCGGACGAAGCGGGTCACCGCCAAGCCGCGGATCGACCGATAGGCGTAGCTCGCGCACCCGATCAGGGTGTGGAAGCTGCCCGAGCGCTTCTCGATGCCGTCGTCGATGTAGTAGAATGCATACTTCATAGGAAGAACTCCGACATGCGCACGTGCGCGCGATGGAAATCAGGCGCGCCGACGGTGATGCCACCGTTCAGCTCGTCGTCGGGGACGGTGTGGAAGTGGGTGATCGTCAGCATCGCCTGCAGCTCGGCGATGTTCTCCTCGACGGCCAGCCAGGCTGCGACCTTCGGCTTGAACGGTAGCTGCGCGAACGCTGCGGCGTCGCCGGCGCGCACGGCGGCGAGGATCGCGGGCCAGTGCGGCGCCATCGATGCCCAGCGGCCGGGGCCGAAGCCGGGGATGCCCTTGATGTTGTCGCTCGCGTCGCCGCACATCGCCTTGTAGAGCGCGATCCACTTCGGCTCGACGTCCTTCATCTTCACGCCGTTGAGGGTGCAGAGGTGGGCGATCTGGCCGTAGTCCATGTCGTTGGTGTGGACGCGCGCGCGGCCGGGCATCTTGCGCACCAGCGTGCCGATGACGTCGTCCGCCTCCCAGCCATGCACCTCGATCTGCGTCGCCGAGGTGTAGCCGAGTAGCTCGCGCCACAGGCGCACCTGCGACCAGATGTCCTCGCCGGCGGGCGTGCGGTTCATCTTGTACGGCGGGTACAGCTCTCGGCGGCGCTCGTTGTGCTCGCGGCCGTCCCACACCCAGATTTGTGTGCCGGGCGCGGCGGCGAGCTGCTGCTCGTAGCGCTGGCGCAGGCTCATCAGCGGCGCGCCCCAGTCGTGCTTCTCGAACTGGCGCCGCATGATGTTGTTGCCGTCGTAGATGTCGATCATGATCTCGTCCAACAAGAAACCCCGCCGCCACGTGAGCGGCGACGGGGTCCAAGATGCCCTGACGGGCGGGAGGGCTTACGCCCGGTCGATCAGCTCGAAGCCGACGACGCCCCACTCGTTGCCGTTCTTGTTGGTCTGCGGCACGCAGGTGATCTTGGCCTTGACCGTCGAGGTCGACAGGCCCTTCTCGCGCAGTTCCTTGTAGAACTTCGTCCAGAACTTCACGCCGGTGATGGCCGGGGTGATGCCGAGCGTCTGGCCCTTCTTCGCGCCGGGGACGTCCTTGAGCAGGACGACCGGGATCTCGGCGGTCTGGTAGGGGCCGTCGACCTTGTCGTGGCTCGCCTGCAGGCGCTGCGTCGCCTGCTGGAAGTTCTCGCCCTGCGAGGTCATGCGACCGTCGTAGGACTTGATGAAGGTCGTCGAGCCGCCGCGGTTGGCGCGCACCGAGAAGATCGGCACGACCGCGGTCAGGTCGATCGTCACCTCGGCCTCCTGGAAGTAGGCCTCCTTGTCGATGCGCAGGCCGGCCTCCTTGACGGAGAGGTAGGCGTCGACGGTCATGCCGGAATTGTCGGCCATGTCGTCGAGCGAGGGGCGCGACGTGGCGACGGCGGTGCCCTGCTGGGCCTGCGCGACGAGCGCGCCGCCGGTGTTGGGCGCCGCCGAGTCGGCCGCCGTGGTGGCCTGATCGATGACGGAGTCGAGAGCGGAGTTGTTCGCCATGGTATCGTTTTCTTTCGTTTTGGTGTGGCCCCGTTGCTGGGGTAGGGCTGATCTACCAGCCCAAGAGGATCATGCAAGCCTCCTATCTTAAACTACCGGGTAAGATGGTGGGGAGCTTCTGGTGCTCGGCGCTCCCCGTGCCGCCGGTGGGTCACGCCGCGCGGGCGTAGACCTCCGAGGTGTCGTTGTCGTTCGCGTTTACTCACTCACCGCGTGGCGCGTCGATCCTAGTTCGGCCCCGTCAACTATCCCCGGCCCATACCGTCAAGCACGACCGAGGATAGATGGTGGAGCCGACGGGTACTGCCCCCGTGTCCGCACCAGCAGCTCGGCCATTGCTGGCCGAGGCCGACATCTAGGATGCCAGCCGATCAGCGTCAACCATGAAGATACTCAAAGCGATCGCCCGTCCACTCGGCGGCGCGGCGCGAGTAGGTGATGAACGGGCACCAGATTGCATCGTAGTCGGGGCCGCCGATGCGCACGTAAGAGACGCGCATCACGCCGGTGTCGGTGTCAATCGTGAAGCCGGTGATCTTGTAGATGTTCCGGGTCTTGACGTGGCGGTAGACGCCGCGCCGGCGATCGAGCATCGACGCGAGGTCAGCCGGCTTGGCGCGCTGACCCGGCGCCGGCCCGTCGAAGCTGGCGACCAACGTGGCCGAGCCGTCGTCGTGAGCGCCGATAATATATCGGGTGGTAGGCACCGGGGTTGGTGCCGGCGGGACGGGCTTGGGGCGGGAAAAGAACTTCATACGAATTGCTCCTTGGCATAGCGCTGCCAGCGCTCGAACATGGTGGGGTCGGGGTCGCTGGGTTCGATCTTCCCGCCGAAGGCGACGTGCGGTGGCACGCCGTCGTCGGTCTCGTAGGTCTGCAGCCAGTTGCGGTAGCGCCGCGTCGGCACGATCGCGGTCTCGACGATGCCCTCGTCGAAGTCCCAGCGGGTCATGTAGTGGTAGACGATCGTGACCCAGTTGAACCGGCGGTCGGGGACGACCAGCGTGAGGTGGGCGCGCATCAGGCAGGGCAGGATCACGCGCCGGCCGCCGCCCCCGCGCCGCTTGGGCTGGAGGTAGGGCGGCAGCGGGGGCAGGTCGCCGCCGGTCACGGGCGGCTTGTCGAGGACGTCCATCATGTCATCACCGCCATGGTCAGGGGTTGGTTGGGGATCAGCAGCAGGCCTTGCGGCATGATGTAGATCATCGAGTTCTTCTCGATGATCGAATAGTCGACCGTGATCGCCCGCTTGTCCTTGTTGTAGAACTGGACGATTGGCCTCAGCCCGGTGGGGTGCCCTGTCGCGATCGGCGTGGGCGTGGTCGAGTCGAAGATGTGGTTGGTGAGCATTCCCATCCCGGTTTCCTTTCAGAAGTCATGGTATTTATTCCCACGATTTTTCCAAGAGTACAGGGTAAAAATAAGAAAAGAGGGGGTCAACTGGAAGCGAGTTCGGCCGCGCCGCGCGGCAGACGGTCGGCGGTGTCGGTCATGACGTGAAATCCAGCACAGGGCGCGTCCCGTCGACGCGGTTGGCGAGAGCGGACTTGTCCTTGACGATCTCGTACATGCGATCGTCGATCGAGTCCTCGTACTTGAAGAACACGACGTGCAGGGTCTTGGTACGCGACCCGCGCGACGCGCGGCGGTAAGCCTGGAGGATGTTGACGTCCATGAAGTCGATCGACGCGAAGATCACGAGGTCGAACATCTCCCAGTTGTAGCCGACCGCCGTCGTCGGGCCGGACGCCACGATGACGTCCAGCTCGCCGCGCTGCGCACGCTCGTCGATGCGCGCGCGCGCCGCGCCGGACACGCCGGCGTTGATCATTTCGGCCTCGAGGCCCAGCTCCTCGCACAGGCGCAGGATGCGCTCCTGCTCGGGCTGGAGGGCTGCGAAGATCAGCGTCTTGTGGCCCTTAGCGAGGTGGACCATCAGGCGCTCGTCCTTCTCGGTCCACTTCGGGATGCCGGCGAGCATCGTCTCGGGGTGCGCCATCAGCTGACGCGCCCTGATCTGCGCCACGCCGGTCATCGAGCCGTCAAGGATGCGGCCGTCGGCCAGCTCGAGCATCGCCTTCTCGTGGAACTCGTCGTAGGCAACGCGCACGTCGTCGTGCATCTCGATGTCCTCGGCGAGGAAGACCACGTCCTCCTTGCCGTAGACCTCCTCGAAGGTGCGGCGGATCGAGTTGGCCTCGATGCGCTTGGCCAGCGTGTCCTCGTTCTTCCAGCGGATCGGGCGGCCGTAGTCGTCCATCGCCGCGACGTGCTCGTAGTAGAAGCCGAGGTGGCTGCCGTAGTAGCGAGGCTCGATCGCGTGGATCGCCGGGAAGGCGGTGTCGAGGCGGCCGTTGATCAGCGTGCCGGTCATGCCGACGAAGCGGCTGACGCGGCGCGCGACCTGATAGAACGACTCGGTCTGCTTCGACTCGAGGCCGCCGTAGGCCATGTGCAGCTCGTCGACGAGCAGCAGATCGATCTCGGGGAACGCGGCGAGCACGCGCTCCCAGTGCGCCGACATGAACGCGAAGGTGCAGATGATCGCCTTGACGCCGTCGGCCGCGGCCGCGGCGATCAGATCCTTGAAGACCTCGGGGTCGTCGCGCGTCGCCTTCTGCGGCATGCCGTCGGGGCCGAGCACCGGCTCGACCGCGATCCACGTGTCCGGCTTCTCATCGTGGCTGCCCGAGCCGTTGAGCTGGCTCCACTTGCCGTCCTCGCGGCGGTAGCCGAACTTGATCGCGTCGGTGAACCCCTGCGCGCGGGCGAGGTCGACCAGCTCGAACGTCGTGGTTTCGGTCACGGTGCCGGGCATGCGCACGCGGTAGCCGTTGCGGCGCTTGGTCGCGGCGATCGTCGGCCCGGTCCACCCCTTGGTCATCGCAGCGCGGTCGGTCTTGAGGATCGCCACGTCGTCGCCGGGGGTGTACTTCTTGACGTTGGCGACTTGGAAGTCGGTGAAGCGGACCAGCTCCTTGAGGTTCTTCTTGAGCAGCGACTTGGGCATCGACCACAGGGTCTTCTTCTGCCCGCGCGACCACATCATGTACGAGTAGACGCAGCACGGCGGCGTCTTGCCGGTGCCGGGGTCGGAGAGGTCGAGGCACTTGGGGTGCCCGATGTAGAAGGCGAGCTGTTCGATCTGCTTCTCGCGAAGCTGGGGCTGATCGGTCATGGGATGATCTCCAGTTTATAGCGAAGGGCCAGTCTGTAAAAACCGACCCTCGAAGTTTTCACCGACCTTTCATCAGGTCATCGATCGATCGATGCGACGCCGCCAAGACCCGGTACTGGTCCGAGTCCATCCGACTGACGATCGACGCGGGCAGCGGCTGCCGCGGCCTCGGCGGCGGCGCGGCGGGTGGGGGCATGCTCATCGTCGTTCTCCCTATCGGCGGCTCGGAACAGGTCGTCGCAGAGCCGCAACATCTGGTTGAAGCTATTGAACGGGATGGGCGCCGTCGGGTTGCTCGACCGCGCCGTGATGCGGTTGATTTCCGTGTTCGCCTGCCGGCGCAGCGCGGCGATCGCGGCGATGAGGGCGGGACTCATGCCGCCAGCGCCCGCTGCACCAGCTCGCCCTGCCCCCAGGCAAGGCTGGCGAGCGCCCGGTCGTACAGCCGCCGATCGCCGGCGACCATCACCTCGAGGATCTTGCGCTTCTCCTCGAGATAGGTGCGGGCGAAGCCGGGGTCGTGCGCCGCGATCGACGCGGTGTTGTGGATCAGGTCCGCCAGCTTGATGTCCTGCGCGGGGCCGCTGATCGCCGCCAGCCGCTCGCGCTCGCGATCCTTGCGCGTCGCTCGGTTGAGGTCGGGGTAGGCCTCGTGGGTGAAGGCATCGGTCAGGTCGAACACCAGCGCCGCGACGCCGCTGCCGAAGCGCCGCTCGATCGTCTCGATCGACACCGGCGTGTCCTCGACCACGTCGTGCAGCACGGCGGCGACCAGCTGGTCCTCGCTGACGACCGCGGCGGTCTCATGGAGGATCACCATCACCGCGATTGGGTGGGTGATGTAGGGCAGGCCGTCGTACTTGCGCACCTGTCCGGCGTGCGCCGTGGCGGCGAAGGCGATGGCGCTGTCGAGTTGCTTCCAGACGGTCATACGATGAGCCTTTCATAGTGAACGCGGTTGAGGATCTCGATGGGCAGGACCAGCTTGAGCATCAGACTGGTGCCGCCCTGCTTCTTGGGCGTCAGGTCGCGCCGTGGGTGCGCGAAGATCGATACCTCGACGTCATTGGTCTTGGCGTGGACCGAGACGTGGTAGCGGCGGAAGGCCAGCACGGTGCCGACCTCCAGCTCGGCCGACGTGATGTGTTTGCCCTTCGACCAGTCCCACGCCTCGCCGGGGTGGGTGATGGCGAACAGGGTGGGGCGGTTGTGGTTGCCCCACGTCATGTTCAGCTCGCTGGCGTTGAGCACCAGCGGCTCGATCAGGCGCAGCTTGTCGCCAATCTGCGGGATGTAGAGCTGGGCCATCAGAGCCTCCGTGCTTTCTTGGCGTCTGCCATTTCGACCGGCCAGTTGCCGACCTTCTGGACCGCGATCTGATCGTTGTCGAAGATCGCCTTGATCTCCCACGCATCGACGTGACCGGGGCGGTCGATGAACTTCACCCGGTCGCCGACGCGCAGCGTGGTCTCGGCGACCGTGAAGGCGTTCTCGTTCTGCAGGCACCAGCCGATCGACTCACCCTTCGGCAAGATCTTGGCCATGATCTGCTGCTCGTCGCGGGTGTAGTCCGAGACGTCGGTGACGACGGCGCGGAACGTGACGATGTCGCCCTTGCGCAGCTTGCTCATGCCTCCAACTCCGCGGCGAGCTGCGTGAAGTTGTAATAGGCCTGCCGTGGCGTCCAGCTGGTCAGGTCCACGAACGGGAGCAGGTGCTCGAACTCGACGCCGTCGAGGCTGCGGTAGCCGGCCGGGTCTTCCTTGCGCAGGAACTGGATCTCGAGGCCCAGCATCTGGAGGTCGGCGAGCTTGACGGCCGGCGACATCTCGCGCGGCAGGCCGAGGAAGTCGGCGGTGACGTGTTCGAGGCGAACCTCCAGCGCCTTGAGCGGCGGGAACATCCGCTTGAGCGGGGTCACCATGTCGTTGGTGAACGCCTCGCTGCGGTCATGCCACAGCGCCTCGCGCCGATACGGCGGCTCGACGATCTGCGCCGTGTTCCAGGCATGCTGCGCGATCGAGTACCAGCGGCCGAGCGGCAGCTGCCCCGCCCAGCGGCAGTTGTTGCAGAGCGGAACGACCATGTCGTCGCGATCGCACACCAACGCCTCGGGGTTGTCGTAGTCGAGGATGTTGCCGCTCAAGAGCTGCAGCGTGTTCATCTTGTCCATCAGTTGATCTCCGACTTCTCGGGGGTGTTGAGCATGTCCGTCAGAACCTGCAGCTGCTGCTGCGCCTCGCTGTCGGCGAACTGCGCATCGGCGATGGCATCCTCGGCGCGCTGGTGCGCCTTGCCCTGCTGGAACACGGCGTTGAGCAGGTCCGGCACCAGCGCCGCCAGCTTCTCTCGATCCTTACGCTTCATGGATAGCTCCTAAGAAAAGGGCGGCCCGAAGGCCGCCCGGTAGAGGTCAGCGGCAGCGCTCGCCGGCCCGCGGGTAGCTCCCGTCTCCGCACGGCCCGGTGTCGACGGCGTTGACGGTCGAGCCGGTGTCGTTCAGCTCGACCACCTCGACGTCGTTGTTGATCTTGTTGGTGTCGTCGCCGCAGGCGGTCGTCGCGAGCGCCAGACAGGCGCCGATGAACAGGGTGATTGCACGCATGATCGTCTCCTTGTGGGCAAAGAAAAACCCGGCCGGCACGCTGGCCGACCGGGTCGAAGATGTCACGATCTACTTCTAAAACTACGCGGTAGTTTTGAAGTCGATCGGGCAAGCGCCGGACGAGCAGTCGACGTGCTCGCGACCGATGTCCTCGGCCAGCGCCTCGGAGATCGCGCGGGTGATCTCCTCGTACTGCGCCTTGGTCACCGGCTCTTCCGGCAGATATTCGTACGCCGAGTTGGCGGCGTCGGTCTGCGGCATCACCGAGCAGGCTCGCACCTGCCCCTGATTGGCGGTCAGCGTCTCGAGGAACTGCTCGTAGGACGTGTCCTCGAACTTGTACTTGAGCGTGTAGCTGATCTGCCCGCCGTGGCGTTCCTCGCTGGGCCGCGCGCCCTCGCCGGCGAGGTACTCGGCCACCGAGCCGCCCTCGATCCAGAAGAACTCGCCCAGCTTGAGCCAGTCGTACTGCTGCTGCGGCGTGGCGTCGCCCGCCAGCACCAGCTCGTCGCCCATGCCGAGCGTCGCGATCGTCGGCTCGGTCGGGAAGCCGACGATCGTGGTGCCCTGATACGTCTGCAGCTCGCGGGTCTGATAGCCCTTGGCCTTGTACTCGGCGACCTGCGGCGCGTCGCTGCGGAACTGAACCCAGCGCAGGTAGAACGCCATCGCCGGCAGGTGCCAGCCCTCCGACAGGCCGAACAGCTTGGACGTGGTGCCGGCCGGCTTGATCGTCGTCACCGTGTGCGGGTGGCTGACGCCCAGCTCGTCGGCGTAGGCGAACGCAGCCGCCATGACCGAGCGCGCGTAGTAGCCCTGGAACTCCCAGAACGCTGCGGCACGAATGGCTGGCGTCGAGTTCTCGATCGCTGCCATCGTGCGGATGCTACCGAGCTGATCCGTCCAGCATGCATCGCCCGCGGTTGCCTTGGCGTATCCTTCGAAGTCCGGCGCGACGAGATCGCGGAAGCCGACCTTGAAGAACTTCCACGCGAACTCGTGGACACCCGTCTGGCCGACGCCGATGCGGTTCGTCCGCGCCGTCTCCTTGCCGTAGAGGTTGTCCATCAGGTTGACGCGGATGAGCGCGCGCGCCGAGTGCGCGCCGGCGTCGAGCACCTGCTCGAAGCTGTCGGCGTGGAACGGGACGTTGTCGGCGATGACGCAGTAGCCGCCGTAGACCGCCAGCGGGATCTCACCGCAGGGGTTCACGATCGTCCAGAACGGCTTCTTCGAGGCCCGCTTGGCCAGCGCGGCCAGCAGGATGCGGGTCTCGTCGGTCGGCTGGAAGCGGGTCGAGCCGACGTAGCTGCCGTCGAGCAGCGACTGCTGGCCCTTGTCCTTCTGCGTCAGCATGTCGAGGTTGAGATACCCCGGCTCGCCGGTGCCGTCGGCGTAGGCGCACTCGGAGGCGATGCGGTGGACCTCGCGGGCGTGGCGCGTCATTTCCGAGTTGTAGCCCTGATCGCCCGGCTTGAGGGCGAGGCGGCGCCAGAAGTCCTTGTCGACGCCGATCGAGTTGTTCGACGACCACAGGAACGGGAACGGCGGCTGCTCACCGCGCGCGAAGTAGCCGGCGCGCAGCTCGATGACCTCGTCCATCGACAGGCCTTCGTACTCGGTCGGGCGCTTGACGCGGATGAAGTCGAGCACCGACTTGTCGCGCCACGACTTGACCGCCATGCGCGCCGCGCGCCGCGCGCCGCCGACGAGCACCGGCTCGGCGAGGTAGTGGTCGACGTACATCGCCTGCAGCCAGCGCGGTAGGCGCGCTCCTTTCAGGGTCGCGATCTTGTGGAGCGCGTCCATCATCGGCCGCGGGCCGGACGACGGACGGTTCTGCATGCCGGCGATCGGCGAACCCTTGGCGCGCACGCCCGAGAAGTCGATGACGAGGATCGAGTCGCGGAAGGCCTTCTGGAAGGCCATCGTCTCCATCAGCTCGATCGCCTGCGCCCAGCCCTCGCGGCTGTCGGGGACGTTGAACCAGTGGACGTTCTCGCCCTTGGCGTACTTGTGGCGCGCGTCCTTGGTCGACTCGTCCGTGCCCCACACGAAGTCGGGGTGGGTCTCGTCGAGGACGCAGCGGACGTTGGGGCAGTCGTCCCAGTCGACGACCATCATGTCGTCGTCGTAGCTGCGACCGACGCCCGAGCCGTTGAGCAGGAGATAGAACAGCAGGAACGACGCCGCGCTGGTCGAGCAGTTCGAGAAGACCTCGAGGTTGCGGCTCGGCTGGTCGGCGTCACCGTGCTGGAGGTGGCGACCACTCATCAGGATGGTGGCGGTCTTGAGGTGGTCGCGGAAGGCGGCGCGATCGCGGGCGCCGGTGTCGTGGAGGAGGGTATTGCCGAGGCTCACGCGCTCGGCAACATCTCCCCAGTCTTCACCGGGCCGAAGGATCGTCCGCTCCGCGACCGCCTGGCCCATGCCGGGGTGAAAGGCACGAGCGAGGACGTTCGAGGATGGCATGCAAGATCTCCAGAGAAAGGGGACGATCCTGCTATCGGTGGGCGGTGGCCCGGTCCACCGCCACTATCGCTTGTACCGGGTGGTTTTACGCGAACCGCGGGCCGGGCGTGAACGGCGGCACCGGCTTGCGCGGGCCGTGCTTCTCGATGAAGGCATTGACCCGCCGCCGCGTGGCGTCGCCGCGGACCTGCAGCTGACCCATGTCCTTGACGGCAACGCGGCCGATGCCCGCCGACTTGCCGCGGTTGGTGTGGTAGCGCGAGGCGATCTGCCAGTATGCTTGGGCGTTGTAGTAGATCGGACAGCTCATGGTCGCTCCTATTTCTTGAGACGGAAGTCGGCTATCGCCGGCTTCAACAGCACGTTGCGAATGATCTCCTCGAAACTCGTGGACGTCGCGTCGGCCAGCCGCTGCATCTGCGCCAGCGTCCAGTTGTGCTTGCCGTCGATCGCGCGCCGCTGCTCGACATTGGTCAGCCCGATCAGCCGCGACACCTCGATGTAGTGGTTGTCGTCGCGCAGCAGCCGGACTTGGTTGCCGAGGTTCAGCCGCATGTGCCGCTCGATCGTGGTCAGGCCGAGCGGCATCTTGGTGTTGTGGCCGCCCGTGATCGTCAGCCCGAGCGGGTCGGCGACCTCGCGCTTCATGCGCTTCGGCTCGTTGGAGGGGTCCAGCCCCTCGATGTCGCAGATTTCACCGACCGTCCGGCCCGCCCGCAGGTGATCTGCGAGGCGGACCTTGCGTCGGGCGAGTGCCCCCGCCCGGTCATGCTCTGCCATGTTAGCTCCTGAATGAAAGCCCCGCCGGCGCCCCATCGAGTTCGTAGATGGAGTTGCGGGTGGTGGCGACGCCGTTCTCGATCGAGATCAACGCCGAGGTGCGGACGACCTCGCCGTCGGTGAAGCGGCCTTTGACGTCGCCGTTGATCTTGCCCCAGAGCTGCAAGGCACCGGAGGGGTGTTGGCTGATCGACCAATCGCGAAGTTGTGCCGTAACGGTCATGCTGCATTCTCCTTGACGTGGCGCTTGCCTGCGCCGTGGGCGGGGATCATGATCGAGACACGAGCCTTGGAGCTGGTGCCGCCGCATGCGCGGCACTGCTCGCAGGTCGTCTTGCGACCGGCCTCCTCGGAGGCGGGGCACAAGATCTCGGTGCCCTTGATAGCGGTCGCGCCGATCGGCGCAACCCGGAAGGTGCGAAGGCCGAGCGCGTGGGCGGCGTGCATCTCGTCCTCGCTGTCGGCCGACGCCATGACGAGCGGCGCCCACAGGGCGGCGTCGAAGTCGGGGCGCTGCCACTGATGGGTGTAGCCGGTCGAGCCGAGTGCGTTGCGCAGGATGGACGACCACAGGCTGGCGGGCGCCGCGGCGGGGTCGCCGTAGGCACCGAGCCGCACCATGCGCCCGGCGAACAGGCCGTCGAGCTGCTCGGGCGTGGCGCGAGCGTAGCTGCCGCGCTTGTAGGCGGCGTAGACGCCACGCGGCCCTTGGAAGATGACGACGTAGCAGCTGCGGCCGGTGCCGTCGGCGCCGCGGTGCGTGCAGCCGCCGCAGATCGACTCGTCGGCGCCGGCGTTGATCGCATCCTGCGGCGGCATGTCGCTGCGCAGGATGTAGGTCTGGATCATCGCGCCGGTCTTGCCGTTGGTCGAGCCTTGCTTGATGCCGGTGGCGATTACGACGATGGGCGCGCCGTCGAGCGCGCTGGGGCCTTCCCACAGGACGAGGCCGTTGGGGTTGATGGTCATGGGATAGATCTCCTGCAGTTGTATATTAGAGCCACGTCGGCTTGTGGAAAGCCTGCACGACCGCGGTTGCTTGGCGCTGCGCATCGTACAGCGCCTGACCATAGTTGTAGGCCTCGCGAGCCAAGTCGCTGGCGACGACGACCTCGCCGTTGCGGATCAGCATGTTAGGACGATCCCAGTTGCCGCCGGCCGACATGTATTGAGTGTGGATGTCGGCAAGCACCTGCCAGTAGGTCTTGTTGTCGTACGTGGTCGGGTAGCCCGCGACCGTGACGACTACGAATTTGTCAGCCATGGATCACCTGTGTTCGATAGAGGTTGATGACGGTCTCGTCCATCAGGGCGAGGTCGGACGACGCGGGCAGCGACGACGCCTCGGCGGCGACCGCGACCTCGGCGACCAGCTGCTCGAGCAGCTTGGAGACCTCGTCGTAGGGCCGCTTGCCCTGCTTGATCTCGAGCAGCTCGGCGGCGTCGGGCCGCGGGAAGGCGATGGTGCCCGTCGACAGCAGCTCGATCGCTTGGCGCGCCACGCGCACGGCGTGGCTGACAGCCTTCCAGTCGATGCCCTCGTTGGTCATCGCGGCGCGCGCCCGCTCGCCGTAGTTGATCCACACCTTCTCCCAAACCTTGAAGGCCTCGTTGATGGTGACGGTCATCGGCATCTTGCGATCGCAGACGTTGAGGTGCCAGTTGTCCGTGCCGTTCGGGTTGGGGATGTTCTCCCAGCTGACGTGTTCGCGACCCGCCGACCAGTTGCGCAGGTCAACCTCGATCGCCGACAGCTTGGCGGTGGCGGTCAGCCCGAGCCGGCGGATGCTGATGAAGTCGAGCACGTCCTTGACGGCGCGCATGCGGCTGCCCTTGATGCCGTACTTGGCGGCCTGCCGGATGCAGTAGCCGACGAAGCCCTTGCACTGGCGGTTGAGCAGCTGCCGGCCGATGGTTTGGACGACGGGCCACAGAGGGTCGGCGTCGGGCGGCACCGGCGCGAACAGCACCTCGGTCGCGACCGTGTCGCCCTTGGTCAGCATCTCGAAGAACTTGGCGACCGAGTAGCTCTCGTCGTCGATCGCGTCGGCGGTGTTCTTGTCGGTGCCTTCGCCCTTGGAGACGATGCTGCGGTTGATGTGCTGCTCGCCGCGGCCCAGCAGGATCGCGCGACCGCTCGGCAGGTGGACGCCCTTGAAATCCTGATCGGACGTCGGCGTCGTCGTGCCGTAGAGGTGCGAGCCGTGCGCAACGCGCACTAGGTGTCGGGTGGGCTTCATGACAGGAGTCCTTGCTTGGTGATTGACTTCTCGATGTCGACGATCAGGTCGCTCTCGAGATCGGAGCAGTACGTGGCCATGTCGACGGCCATCACTTCGACGCTGCCGAACGTGTAGCCGTTCTCCTTGGCGTTGGCCGCCGCCTCGGCGACGCGCTCATCGAGGGTCATATCTATATCTCCTGCTGCGGGCGAAAAGAAGGGGGCTTGACGCCCCCTTCAAAGTCAGAAAGCGCTGCCGCCGTCGCGGGTCACTTGGCGTGGACCTTGGTCACGACGGCGTCCTTGGGGGCGCCCTCCTTGTCGAGGCCGTCGCTGGTGATCGTGACGCGCGCGCCGCGCTTCACGCCCTCGACGCCGTCCTTGATGGTCGCCTGGATGTGGCGGCCGTCGTCCAGCTCGAGGAAGGCGGTGTTCTCGGACACGTCGGTGACCTTGAACTCGGTCTGCGCCTTGGGGGCGCTCGTGGTCGGGGTGGGTGCGTCGGTCATGCGTTAATCCTTTCGGCCGTTGGGCTGGAAGTCCACTACCACCGGGAAGCGGGGGACGCCATCCGGCGAACGCATGAAGAAGCGCACCGTTGCGGTCGCCGTGCGCCACCAGTCCGGGTTGTCGTTCCAGTCGGCGAGCAGCTTGACGCCGGCGGCGTAGGTGCCGCGGATGCCAGCGCCGAACCTGCCGGGCGCCTTGTCGTTCTCCAGCACCATGCGCTTGGCGGCGCCGGCCCAGTTGCCGTTGCCCTCCTCGACGGCGACGACGCGGAACTCCTCGGTGAGGAAGTCCTTGCGCTTGAGCAGCGCCTTGGAGCGGCGGCCGATCTCGTACGGCTTGTCGAGCCGGTACATGCCGCCCTCGTAGCCCTCGCCAACGAACAGGGCGTAGCCCTCATCAGCCGCGAGCTGGCTGTCGCAGGGAACGGTCAGCACGCGCTGGATCCAGCCGCAGTCGAGCTGCGCCACCGCGGCGTCGACGATCTGGGTTCGCTCCGAGAACGGGACGCTCGCGTCGACGACGTCGTAGACGTGGTACTGCATGACCTTCTCGGCCAGCTCGAACTGCTCGACGGTCGGGTTCTTCTTGCGCACGATCGAGCTGATCGCGCCGAAGTCCTCGCGCAGGTCATGGTTGTACAGCTCGCCGTCGAGGACGAGGTCGGGATCGGCGTCGAACAGCGGCTTGAGCGCCGCGTGGATGTGCGGCACGGCGATGATCGGCTGGCCTTGGCGCGTCCACAGGCCGTTGACGTCCGCGATGCAGCGGATGCCGTCGAGCTTGGGCTGCGCGTAGCCCGGCCCCGGCCACTTGTCGTAGGCCTTGGCGAGCATCGGCTCGATCATCTTGGGCGTGCCCACGGTGTCGGCCGTCTCGTGGTACTCGCGGTCGAGCTGGTGCTTGTAGGCGGCGACGATCTCGAACTCGGCTTGGCCCTTGTCGCTGCGGCCCTGCTTGCCGGCACAGCTGGTCCAGCCGCTGATCGCCTGCTTGCCGTCGGCGAGGCCGGCGAGCGTGCGGTAGGTGGTGCCCTGACGCTGCATGCGCCACGTCCGCAGCTTGCCGAGGCTGTCGAGCTTGTAGAGCACCGGGAAGGTGCAGGTGTCGGTCGCCTCGTCGTAGCTGTCGGGCTTGACGGTGGTGATGGTGAAGGTCACAGCTCTTCTCCTTGAGCGTTGTAATCGGCCTTGTCGTCGACGTTCTGGTACGTCGGCGGGCACACGGCCTCGAAGTCGCTGGCCGACCCGCCGTCGCTCTCGGAGCAGTCGTCGGGACAGTCCATGTTGAAGTCGTTGGCGAGGACGTCGGCAATCGCCTGCGCTTCTTCGAGCGTGTCGGCCTCGATCACTCGATCGAAGCCTTCGCGGATCGTATAGTCGCGCTCGAAGCTGAACTTAAATTTCGGCATAAACTGACCTCTCGTTGAAAAACGACCGAAAATCTCAATTTTTATTTTCGGCCGTTTCGGAGTTCTTTAACTCCCGGTGGAGATCGCGGAAGCGATCGAAGACGTTGCTGCCGTAGGCGAGCAGCTCGGTGGCGTTGGCGCGCTGGATGGCGTCCTCGACGTCGAGCTGGCGCATCTGCTGCGCTGCGACGCTGATCGCCACACCGCTGCCCTGCGCCAAGGCGGTCTCAGCCTCCTCGACGGTGTCGACGACCGGGCAGTTGAAGTTCGCCAGCCGCTCCTCATAGCGGTTGAGGCGATCCATCAAGCTGGCCTGATCGATGGCGACGTCGATGACCTCGCTGATGTCGCCCTTGGGGATGTCGGCTTGGCGCGCGACGAAGCGGTTGCTGCTGGGTAGCCAGTAGAACTTCATCCCCACGTCTCCGCCATGGCTCGCGCGATGCCGGGGAAGGTGCGGCTGCGGTCCTTCCAGCGGTTCGGGCCGGGCGAGGCCTGATGAATGACCGACCACGCCTTGTGCTCGGGCGTGCCGGGCTTGGGCGGCGTCAGCGCCGCGATGGGCTTCGACAGCGGCGGCAGACCCTTGAGGGTGAAGCCGGTCGCCTTGAACGCCTCGTCGCCGAACCACCAAGGCTGGACGAAGTGCGTTGGGTAGCCATCGTGCGGCAGCCACACGTTGATCGCGTCGCGACCGTAGCCGTGCATGACCGGGTTCTCGACGGCGACGCGCGGGATCGGCGAGTTGAGCAGCCGAGCGAAGAACGCCGCTGCGGCCAGCATATCGTCCCATCGCTGACCATTCACCCACCGACCCGGCGGGATGACTTGCCTGTCAGTGTCCTCATAAAGCCACCGCACGCCGCTGTTGGCGAGGTAGGTGCAGGGTGGATGGGCGATCATGAGATCGAACGGGCCGCGATCGCGGATGACGTCGAACACGTCGCCGACGATGTGGTCGGGCGAGTTGTCCTCGGCCGGCAGCAGATCGCAGCTGGTGACGTCATGACCGCGGTCGGCGAAGGCCTGCCGGGTGCGGCCTGAGTATTCGCAGGCGATTAGGACGCGCATGGGAGGATCTCCACGGTGAGAGGGTCGACCAGCACGACGAGTTCGCCGCGGGTCTCGTCTTCCAGGGCCAAGCGGCCGTGCCAGACGAAGAGGTAACCGACGACGCCGAGCGCGCAGGCGCGGGCGCCGTCGAGGTCGGCGGCAGTGGCGGGGAAGAAGCCGTTGTCGCACTCGTTGTGGCAGCGCATTTCGCGCTCACCATAGGGGCGGGTGCGGCCCGTCCCCTCGCACACGTCACATTCAACGCGGTTCCGCATTGAAACCCTCCTCGAGCTGGAGCCAGAGCCGCGCGCCGCACGACAGCGGCTTGTGCGGGCTGTAGATGAAGGTGCCGACAAGCGTGCCGTCGGCGGCCTTGATCTCGATCTCGCTATGTCTCGTCGGCTTGGAGCCGCGCCGGACGATGATCGCCGGGCGCGTCCCGCCGTCCTTGGTGTTGGCGCGGATTGCGTCCTGCGCCACGTGAATGATCGTACGCATCGATGGCCTCCATGAGCCGAAGTTCGAGAGCTAGGTTGGTGTCGTAGGCTTCGCGCATTGATGCGCCGAGGACCGGGTCGAAGTTGCGTCCGAACTTGACGATGCCGGCCTCCGCCTTGCGCCGGCGAGCGCGCACCGCGCACATGGCGCGGTACGTCTCGTCCCGCGTCAGGCGCAGGTCTAGGTGGTCCATGATATTCTCCGAAACCGGGTCACTCCGCTGGAGTGACCCGGTAGTGGGTTAGGCGACGTCCGTGACGAGACGGACGAGGTCGAGCTGGCTCACCGAGTTGTCGCCGCTAAAGCGACCCGACGCGGTGTAGCTACGACCGTCGGTATCGACCACCGGGTAGTTGCTGACGCCGGTGATGCTGCGGATCGTCCGCTGCTCGCCGCCGCGGTTCAGCCACACCTGACCGACCGCGAGGCCGCCGCTGTTGCGCGGCGTGGTCTCCGCTCGGCGGATGATCGCCTCGACGTTGTCGAAGCTGCCGGGGCGGCCGGGGTTGTTACCGCACCCGTTCTTGCGGAACTTCGCGGCGGTACGGCTGCCGTCGTCGATCTCGATGATGCAGACCGTGCGGTCGTATGCACCCTTGCTCGACACAATGCCGGTGCGACCGTCGACGAGCCGTACCTTGTCACCGTCGCGCAGCAGCGCGGTGAAGTTGGTGCGAGCCGCCGGCGGGGTGGCCGGCTTGTCAGCCGCACGGCTGATGACCCGGATCACGTCCTGCGGGGCCTCGTAGCCGATCACCTGACCAGCCTTCGTGTTGGCGCAGATGCCGGTCTCGCGGAAGACGAACCCGGTCGTCCGGCAGATGTTGCTGCTGCTGCCGGCGGCCGTCACTTTCACCGTCTTGCCGTCGCGGGTGACCACCTCGTCGCCGTCCTTGAGGTGGAACTGCTGGACGACATCGACGACCGCCGACTTGCGCGGCGCCGGGGGTGCCTGCCAGCCGCCGTAGACCTTGGCGGTGCCGTAGAAGTCGTTCAGCTGGTCCTGCCGCTCGATCTCGCCGACGACGCGCAGCTCGCAGCAACGGCCCTTGGACAGGTTGTAGTCCGTGGGGATCGCCGTGATGTCGCGCGGGTTGATGACGACCGCGACGATGCGGTCACCGCCCGAGATCGAGCCGTAGCGGCCGGTCTCGATATACTCGACGCTGGCGAAGTGGATGCCGGTCGAGCAGGTCTGGTTGCGGTTGGGATCGCACTCCTCGCGCGGCTCGGTGACGACCGCACCGATCGAGTGGTCGAGCTTGCCGCGCTTGCCGGCGTGCTTCGACTGGTAGTTGCGGTCGACGATCTTCCACGCGATCAGCTCGCCATCCGGCGTGATCGGCAGGTTGCCCTTCACGCACCAGTCGTAGATGGTCTCGACGAGCTGCGGATCGGGATTGGCCCGGCAGTTGGCGAGGAACATCTGGAACGGCAGCGCCGCCGTCGGGTCGCCCGACTTGACGAAGTCGAGGATGATCTTGGCGAGGTTGTCCTTGACCTCGACGCCGCGGTAGAACAGCTTGCCGTTCACCACCTTGATCTCGTCGCCCGAGAACGCGGTGATCGCGGCCGGGATGTCGAGCAAGGGCATGATGTCGTTCTCGGTCGTGCGCGGCTCCTTGGCCAGCTGCGCCAGCTTGGCGAAGTTGGGGTGCGACGACGGGATGACGGTGGGACGGAAGCCGACGACGAGGGTCAGCGAGGTGTCGGTCTTGGTGTAGGGAATGGCCACGTTATAGCTCCAGTTCAAGATCGTAGTGTGCCGCGGAGACCGCCGCGGCTCGGTAGATACGCTATGCTTACAGGTTCTTCAAGAACAATTTGCGATGATCCTCCTTGTTCAGCTCGAGAACCTCGAGCAGGATCTCCGTCTCGGGGGTCCGAGTACGCAGGGCCTGCCGCAGCGCCAGCGGGTTGACGTTGGCGGGCAGCTTGGCTTCGACGAACGGCGCCAACTTCTTCTCGGCGCCGGTCAACGGCTTGATGTACGTGCGCCAGGCAGCGTACAGCTTGGCGAACGGCCGCGACGAGGCCGCCGCGGACAGGTCGTCCATATAGCCGTCGACCGCCTCGAAGTCGTCCGAGAGCCTGCTCATGGCGCCGTCCGACGACAGGGCGATGCGCGCCGGCAGGTCGGGCGACTTGGCGAGAGCCGCGGCGAGTCGCTCGGCAAAGACCGCGTCGAAGTCACGGAACGCCGGGCGCAGCTTGGGCGCGTCGATCTGGTTGACGAAGTGCAGCTCGTCCCAACGAACCACGCCGGCCTTCATCTTGCGATGCAGGTCGACAGGCAGGTTCGAGCTTTCCATGACGACCATGATGCCCGACGACGGCTGATCCTGATAGGCGATCTCGGCGACGCGGCCGATCTTGGACATAGCCGGCGTCAGGTTGGTGATCGGCTGGTGTGTGAACTTGTCGACCTCGCCGGTGTAGGTGAACATGCGCACGCGCGGCCGCTGGGTGGTCGGCTTGCCACGCGCCGCCTTGACCGGCTCGGGGATCGACGAGGTGAGGACGTACTCGCTCGGCGACTTGAGCAGCTTGAGCAGCTTCTCGGTCTGGTGCTCGTCCTCGCCGCGCGCCACCAGCACGTAGCCCGACTTCTGGTTGTCGGTCACGTACTCGCGGATGCGCTTGATCGTCGCGGACTTGGGCGACTGCGGCAGATCGTCGATGATGATGAAGTCGATCTCGCCGGGGGTGATGCCGTAGACCTCGCCGACGCCGCGCCAGTCGCTGGTCGGGCAGTTGACGCCGCGGCGGTTGCGCTTGCGCTCGACGCGCCACAGCCGGGTGCCCAAGCCGGTCAGGCCGGCGTCGAGCAGGTCGTTGGGCTTGAGGTTGAACGACGTCGCCAGCGGCTGGCCGCGGTAGCGAGCGTTGGATCCGAGCAGCTGCGAGCGGCCGCCGGTGACCGCGGAGGTCTCGGCGTGCAGCTTGGCCATCGCGTCCCACTCGGACTTGCAGTCCTTGAAGAAGTCCGCGAAGGTCGCGATGACGTCGTCGATCACCGACTCGAGCTTGAGCTTGAGCGCGGCGTTGGTCTCGGGCGTATATTGCAGCGCCTCGCGCGACATGGCGACGGCGCAGGCGCCGATCGGCATCGTCAGGTCGAGGCCGAAGTCGAGCAGCGGCGAGACCTTGTCGCCGTAGCGCAGGTCGTACGCCATCGACGCCTTGGTCGCCGGATAGCGCACGCCGCCCATGATGATGCCCAGCTCGCCGCCGGTGCGCCGCATCGCCCAGCCATTGCCGACGAACGAATAGTCGGGGGCGTTGAGCGTGCCGCCGGTGACGATCGGCAGCGGCTGGAAATACTGCAGCGCCTCCTGCGTCGCCGCGCTGAACGCCTCCATGTCGGCGTCCTCGACCGGGAAGCTGACCTCGACGCCGTTCGGCTCGTCGGTCGTGGTCTCGGCCTGCAGCGCGACCGCCGGCAGGTTGTCCTCGTTCTTGTACATCGTGTAGACCGACAGCACGCCGTCGTGGACGACGCGCAGGGTGTACTGGTCGACGTAGGAGAACGGCGACTTGGATCCGATGCCGAAGCCGCCGATCGCGCCGTTGTCCTTGTCCTTGGTCGAGCCGTCGGTATATGCCATAAAGCGCGACGGCGTCGTCTCGTCGCCGAGGATGAACAGCTGGCTCATGCCGACGCCGAAGTCACGGATGATGCAGGTCGGGTCGAGCGGGTTGGGCAGCTTGACCTCGACCGGGCGGTTCGGCGTGCCGGCGGCGACGTGGGCGTCGATGCCGTTGGCGACCAGCTCGCGCATGATCGCCAGCGGCTTGTTGGCGTAGGTCGAGTTCTCGAACATGTCGAAGATCTTGGGCGACGCCTTGATGGTGGCGACGGCGCCGCGCAGCGGCGTGGACGACTCGACTGCGCGGTGAACGGTGTTGAGCAGCATGTGATATACTCCGATGGAGGGTGGTGTCAGATCAGAGGGCGATCTCGGCGAACACGGCAGACATCTGCCTGTCGCCCATCGCATAGCCTTCGCGCGGTGCCTCGCTGCGCTGCGGCCGATCCTCGAACAGCTCGACCTTGCCGACGTCGAACAGCGTCCACTGCGGCAGCGGACGGCTGGCGGCACCGGCGATCTGGAGACCGCGGGCGACCAGCTTGCCGGCCGTCGACTGGCCGACCGCATGGATCTCGACCACACGATATTTGCCATCGTACATGAAGTCGACGACGTTGCCGCCCTCCATGGCCTCGATCATACGATCGGCGATGGAGGTGCCCGGCCGGCTGCGGGGCGGCGTGATGTAGCGGTTGATCTTCATTCGACGATCTCCACGTTGGTGAGCTTGCCGTCGGTGACGATGAACTCGATGAGGCCGATGGGTTGCCGCACGCCGGCTCGGATGCGGCGGGTAGTGATCGGATCAGCTGCGGTTGGGTGGTACATGACCTCGCGCCGGCTCTTGACCACGACGGGCGGGGGCGGGGGCGGCGGCACGTTCTCGAGAGCGCGATCGTCGCGGGTGATGAAGCCACCGCTGGGGTAGAACCAGCGATACCGTGTGATGCCCTCCTCGTTGACCAGCTTGCAGAGGATCGTCTGACCCTCGTAGCGGACGGCCATAGTGGGGAGCGCCTGCGCGAGCCGCACGCCCGAGGCTTCGTCCTCGATCACGCAGATGAACGTGACCGATCGGCCGTCGCTGCGCAGCCGCAGCGGCTTGGTGAGGTCGAGGCTCATGCCGCCACCGACGCGCGGCGGTCGCGCCGATCCTTGAGCATCTGGAGGCGGTCGAGGCCGTAGTCGGGGTTGACGCGGTCGGAGACGAGGCAGCGCACGGCCTGGAGCGTCTTGGCCGTGACATGGACGCCCTGCTTGAGGCGCGTGCCCATGCGGCGATGGAGGGCGCCGAGCGGATCGGGCTGGCGAAGGTGGAAGGGGATGAAGGTCTCGGCCTCGAGCTGGGCGGCGGCGAGGCGGTCGCCCGCCATGGCCTTGACCCGCAGCTCGTTGAGGTGCTTCATGCGGCGATTACCCATAAGTCGTCTCCATTTCGATGTTCGCGATCGGACTGATCACGAGGATGCTGTGGACGTAGAAGGCGAGGCCGGCGGCGAGCAGAATGTCGCGGGCCTCCTCCCAGCGCCGTGTCCAATCGGACAGCGGCACGGGGTCGTCGCCCTGCACGCCGGCCACGATGCACGGGCGGTGGAAGGCGGTGAAGGGCGGACGAGTCATAGTACCGGGTACTCCTTTATTCGTTGTGGATCGTCTCGGCGATCCACATGAAGGTGCGGTAGATCATGAAGCCGACGCCGGCGATCAGCGCGAAGGGCAGAGCGATCGTGAAGCGGAACCCGTAGAAGAAGTCCGTCCACTCGTTCTGCCCCTCCACATGGTCGTCGAGGAAGGACCAGATGCCCATCGCGATCGCGATGAGCACCCAGATGCCGATGATCCAGAAGATCACTTGGTCTCGACAGCGAACGAGGTCGCCGCCTTGTTGACGACGGTCGACTCGGTGATGATGCGATTGATCGTCGCAACCGGCAGGTGCGCCGCCAGCCGGCCGACGAGGATGGTCTGGTCAAGCCGCGACGACGCCGCCTTGGTCGTGGCCGTGACGACGTAGCGCTCGGAGTCGAAGACGACGCCGGTCTGCTCGCCGCCGGTGATGACGCCGAGCGTGGTCAGCTCGGTCTTGGCCTTCTTCTTGTCGGCCTCGCCGAGACGCACCAGTTCGGCGGCGACGCCGAGGCGGCGAACGGCCTGTTCCTTGGCGCTGTCCGCGTCGAGCGGCTTGAGCAGCGTCTTCACCGCGGCGAGCACGGTGGTCTTGATGTTCTTCATAATGTCATTCTCCAGACGAAGGGAAGAGAGGGCGATGCCGCGCTGGCGGCGATCGTGGTCGAAGGTGACGATGCCCATGCCCGCGACACCATTGATGTCGCGGACGTAGACTCCCGCCTTGCCTACGAGGGAGACCATGCCTCCCTCGTAGACGACGCGCTGGCCGGGCTGCATCAGCCGTCGAGCGCGGCGAGCTGCGCGCGCAGGTCGGCCGCCGACTGGGAACCCAGCTCGCGGGTCTCGGCCGCCTCGATCGCGTCGAGGATCTTCTCGCGCTGGGCACGCTTGGCGGCGCGCTCGGCGTTGCTGGCGTTCTCGGCCTCGCGGATGCCGATGACCGCCTTGACGATCTCCAGCTCGTTGATGAGGCGAGTGCGCTCAGGGGTCGTCGACGCCGACGACACGAACGAGCGGGTGCCCGTCTTGTCGATCTGATCGGCCAAGCCGACCGCGATGTCGTTCAGGTTGGCCTTGCCGACCGACGACGTCAGCGGCAGGTCGAACAGCTGCTCGGTCGTGAGCAGGCCGTTGGGGGCGCGGAAGCGGAACTTGCCGCGGGCGGCGGTGAGGAAGAGATCGGACATCAAAAAGTCACCTCGTAGGTACGGCCGTCGGCGATCGCGATCACCTTGTCACGGCGAGTGGAAGAGAAGCCGACACCGGACAGCTGTCGCGGCGAGGGCGGGCACTTGGTCTTCGAGGACAGCACCTCGAACACCTTCCGGTGCGGGTCGAGCGACCCGCGCAGGAACTCGTTGACGAACCCGCGGGTGGCGTCGGGGTTGACGCAACCGTCGAGCATGAAGAACCAGTGGCGATTGCCGACGCCGCCGGCGCCCTCCCAGAAGTTGGGCGAGGTCATGATCGTGTCGACACGCACCGGCGTCAAGGTCTTGACGCCCCACTTCTCGACCGATGTGGTCGTGCTGGCCATGGCCGTGCCGTGCTTGATGTGAGTCAGCTGGCCGTTGGCGATCGTCAGCGTGATGCTGACTTTGTCACCCTGCGCCATAGCCTTGGCGTAGGATAGGTGGTGGACCACGCCCTTGGCCTCGACCTCCAGTTTGAAACCGTCATTCTCGTGCGACCGCCGGTTGAACTGATGCACATAGAACTCGTACTGACCGTCGAGTGGCATTCGCGGCCAGGCCATGTTCTCGACCGGATCAACCCGGTTCATCTTGCCGCCGGCGTTCATGTCGACATCAAGAATGCCACACTTATTACCGAAATAGATCTCGCTGCCGCGCGGCGGACGGCAGTGAAGATCAAGATCATCGCCGTTGAACCAGCCGAGGCTGATCCGCAATTCGCCATCGACGCGCCCGCCCGCGGCCTTGACGCGGTCACGCATGCCGGTGTCGGCCAGCTCGCCGTCGTACATCCACGCGAACTCGTTGTCCCACTTGAACAGCTTGCCGCTGTCGGCGTGCTGCGGCGCGGTGAGCGAGACGAAGTTGCGCAGCTGGTCGTTGGCGACGAGCAGCTCGATCGACTTGGCGCCGAGCGCCATGAAGTCGTCGATCGAGATCGGCGTGGCGGCCGTCGTGTCGAGCGCGCGGCTGCGCACCTTGGACGACCCCATCAGCAGGTCGGTCAGGCCGCCCTTCATCTTGCCGCGCACCTCGTTGTCGACGAACAGCACGTCGCTGACGCTGACGTCGTCGATCACCGCGTAGCGCCGCTCGATCGCGTCGGTGAGGCCCAGCTCGTCGAGGGCGGCGACCGCCTGCTCGATCATCTTGGGCGTGATGAGCGCGGTCGGGCGCTTGTAGTTCTCGGGCGCCACCTTCTTCTCGAAGGACTTGACCGCCTTCTCCAGCTCGACGCCCTCGGCGAGGTCGACGAGCAGCGTGCCGATGACCGTGTTGCGGAAGCGCGCCGCCGGCTTGTCGAGGCTCGACCAGATGAACCCCTCGTGGTCCGGCGCCTTGGCAAAGGCCTGCTGCAGCGTGCGGAAGTCCTTGATCGCCTTGACGTGCTCCTCGCCTCGGTAGAGCGCCTTGGCCTCGATCAGGTCGAGGACGGTGTCGATGTCGGCCGGCGTGATCTCGTTGAGGCCACGGCGCAGCACCTGCGCGATGGCGCCGCGCTCGCCGCGCACCTTGTCGGGCATCGAGGTCTGGTGGAGCTTGGCGACGGCACCGTAGAAGTGCTCCCAGCGGATCGACGGATCGTGGTTGTCGTAGTTCGGCTTCGAGCCGAACGCCGCTTCCTTGGTGCGGAAGATGCCGGTGATCGGCGCCTGCTGCACGATCTCCGACAGGCGCTGCGCCACCACGTCGTAGGGGTAGGGCACGTCGCCGACTTCCCACAGGCTGGAGCGCGAGCCGTCGGGGTTGATGGTGACGACGTTGCCGAGACGCCGGATGAAGTTCTTGTCGGCGTTGCAGTCGTGGGTGGTGCGCACCCGGAAGATCGGGTCGGTGCCCTCGGGGAAGGCGGCGAGATACGTCTCGAACAGGTCGATGACGTCGACGGTGAACAGCTCACCGCGAACGAGGTCGGCGTAGCGCTTGGCCACGGCGTTGGCGAAGGTCTTGAACATTACATGGTCTCCGTGAACGGCTCAAGATCGAGCAGATTGAAGTCGTGCAGGTAGAAGTAGATGCGGCCAGCGCCGCGCATGCTCCCTTTCATTTTCTTGGGGGTGAGGTGGCGGGCCGGCGAGATCAGCACCTTCGCGGTGATCTGGTTCTCGCCCGAGCGGCTGACGTGGTAGCGCTCGATCTGGATGACGGTGCCGGCGGGGAGCACGCCGTCGAGGCCGGCGGCCTCGCGCTTGCTGCGCTTCCACTCGCGGAACTGCGGCACCCAGTCGCTGCCGATGCCGCTGGTCTTGATGCGCGTCGCCTCAGTGAAGGCGTCGAACTCGTACTTGGCCTCGCCGTACAGCGTCTCCTCGTTGTCATGCGCGGCTTTGAAGTCGGGCGCGTCGAGGTCGGCGGTAAGGCGCCAGCGGCTGTCGATCGGCGGCATGAAGATCTTCACAGCTGATCCCTTATGAAACGGGCGAGGTCGCCGTCTTCCGGCTCGTCGCGGTCGGGGTCCGCAGCACACCCGCGCAGCGAGAACTTGCGCAGGTGGCTGTCGGGGATGTTGTTGCCGCCCCAGTAGGGCGGCAACGGCTCGTCACACGCCGTAGTAGAGTCGATCGACATTGGTCGCGACTGTGTTCGAGCGAGTGAGCTTGGCGTCGGTCACGATGCCGTCGGTGAAGGTCAGCTCGACGTCGGCGACGCAGGTGCCGCCGGGCGCGCTGCGGTGGAAGCTCGGCTTGCCGGCGCTCGGCACGCGGATGAAGACCGTCTCGACAACCGGCTTGGGCGAGGCGTTGCGCAGCTTGCGGCCGTATCCACACTTCCTGTCGCTGGTCGCGTAGTTGCCGTTGCGGTCGTAGCGGATCCAGCTGCCGGCGAGGTCGGTGTCGGAGACGTCGACGACATAGCCGCCGTCGTCGTCACGGCAGATCAGCTTGACGGCGATCTCTTCGTCGCCGAGGATGCTGACGAGCGGCTTGCTCGCGTCGATCGCGGGGGCGATGACCTCGAGCGATTTGCGACGGAGGCCGATCGTCGCGTGAGGGTGGCCGTCATCGTACTCGACGCTGAACTGCTCGTTGAGGCCGGTGAACAGGACACAGCTGACGGTGGCGGTGTTGACGAGGCCGGGGCGGCCGGCGCCGAGATACTTGACGCGGGTGCCGACGGTGATGGGTTCGGACATGCTGGTTCTCCTAGCGGCCGCCGCGGCGGATCAGCTCTTCGACTGATACGACGCGGGCGGGGCGGGCTGCGGGTGGGGTGAGGATGCGACCGAAGGTGGTCTCGGCCACGGTGGTGCGGCGGCCGGCGAGGCGGCCGAGCAGGGCGACGCCGTCGGTCACTGCTCGTACTCGACCATGGCGAGCGCGTGGTAGGGGATGACGGCCGGGTTGCCCGGCGTCTCGAGGCGGTGGCCGATCAGTGAGCCGTCCTCGCCGGTCTGGACGACCTTGAAGACGAACGAGCGATCGACACCCATCAGCGTGATGCGGGCGACCTTGATGCGAGCAGCGTTGAGCGCGAGGGCGCCGGTGCGGACGAGGGCGTTAGGCGACTGCATGGATCTTGGCCTCCTTGGGCTTGTCGTCCTCGTAGATGATCTCGAGGACGGCGATGGCGTCGGGGTAGTCGGAGCGGGCGCCTTCGAGCATCGTCATGCCGCGACCATACGGGCCGCCGCGCCGGGGGCTGAGCGGGTAGAAGCCGCTGGTCACCTCGGGCACGTTCTCGAACTCGAGGGCGCTGCCTTCGGTTTGACCTCGGGGCACCCGACCGGTTTCGGGGTCAAGCTCGATCGGCTGGTTCCAGCCACTGCCCTCGCCCCACTGGACCGCGATCATGAACCGACGCCGCGCATTGGGGTTGTTCTGGACGAAGCCCACGGTGTGGACCTTGCGACGAGAGTCGCCCTTGATGCGCAGCGGGCGGGTGGGATCAATCCGCATTGGACTTGCCCTGGTGGTGCTTGGCGATGCCGGCCTTGGCGCGGCCGTTGTGCAGGCTCGGCTCGACGCGCTTGTTCTTCAAGCGGTGCTCGCGGGTGACGCTGGTCTCGTAGAGGGAAACTTCCATGATCTGCTCCTTGATGGGGCGCAAGATGTGCGCCCCGAGTTATAGATGTGCAACCGAAACTACTCGGTAAGATACTCCTTGTAGAGGGAAGGCACCGCCTCGTCGGGCAGCAGCGAGACGTAATGGTTCTCATCCATGCACTCAGGCAGGCCGCGGTCGAGGTAGTAGCGGATGCGCGCCGCGGCTCCGCGGTGAGTGTTGTCCCTCTCGGACCACATGGCGCCGAACAGCCACAGGAACACCTGATTGGAGCTGGTGAGGCCGAAGACGCGCCGGCCGTAGGCCCACCAGTCGGGGCGCGGCTCGCCCTCGTCGCCTTCGGCACTGATGATCTCGTCCTTCTGGAAGAGCATGCCGGCCGACGGCCCGTGGCCGACCGCGCATGCGACGGTGCCGCACACCGCGCCGACACCGCCGTTCTCGAGGGCGTACTTGACCTTGAGTTCGGGGTCGACTTCCTCCCAAGGATCGATGAAGTCGTCCATGTCAAAGTCGGCGTAGTTGAGAGGCAGACTCTCGAGGTACGCGGCGAGCCGCGCGAGGTTGGGACGGTTGACGATCATGCTCGGATACTCCGTTTGGCTCGCCGCATCTGCCTGGCCCAGCGCGCCGGCGGTGGGTTCGGTGTCGGCATCGGCGGGATGATCTTGGTGGACGGGACGACGCGTAAGGGACGGCCGTGGTAGGAGGCCTTGCGGTTGCGGCCGTACCAGCGCAGCGCGCGGTTGGCGGCATCCTCGGTGCCGCACAGCTCGAGAACGTACCACTTGCCGTCGAGGTCGTGGTCGGATGCGTGGCAGACCTCGACGGCCCAGCTATTTGTGGGTGCCATAGCAGTTCTCCCGAAGCAGGTTGGGGTTGTTGGTGAACCCGTACGCCTGCTTGTGCATGGGCAAGTTGGCGAGCTTGGGTGCCTCAGTTGAACACGACAAGCACGAAGTATAGCCCAAGTCGTAGCGACGCTTGGGAAAGTATTCGCCGCAGTCACATTCGATGTCGTCGTCACGCTCGATGCGGACGTAGCGAGGCTTGGTGCCCATGCCGGGCGCGCAGCGTGTGAACATAGATTATCCGTATTCGAGGGTGAGGGCCTCCAGCTGGGGCATGATCCACTCGATCGGCCCGCCCATTTTCCAGTGGCGGGTGTCGAGGTTCAGCTCGAGGGCGGCGTAAGACTGGCCGTAGGGCTGGGCGAAGCCGTGGTAGCGCCAGCCACCTGCGTGGGTCTGCCGAACGATGGCGAGGCGACGCACGCTGGCGCGCGGGCCGGACCCCTCCTCCACCATCCAGTAGCCCGGCTTGATCTCGCGCGGGTTAGCCCAGTGCTTGCGCTTCTGCGCGTGCCAGCGGATTGGGTTGTCGGTGGGCGGGGTCATCGGTTGAGTGCTCCCGTGACGGTCTGGATGTCGTCGATGGCGCGATCGAACATCCGAACGCAGTCGGACAGGTCGTCGGCCTCGCCGGCTTCGCGGACGAGGAAGGTGAAGAGGCTGTCGCCGCACTCGGTCAAGGCGTTGCCGGAACGGAACATTTCCGACACCTCCTCGATCGGGTAGGCGTCCGCCACGCGCTGCTGAACAGCGGTGGCGTCGGCGTAGAAGAGGTAGCGGCTCATGACGCGGGACTGATCGTGACCGTGAACTGCGTGTTGTCGCCCAAGCGGACGAGCACGTGGTTCTCGGTGATGACCGTGTCGACGACGCTGTCGAGCAGGATCAGGGCGTCGGAGACCAGTGCGGTCTGCAGATCCAGCGCGGTCGGCTCGGGCGGGTTGTAGAACTGGAGGTTGCGACCCCAGTTGCCCTCGACCACGCGGCCGGTGATCGGGTCGACCACCAGTGTGGAGCTGTTGTCGCGACCGCGCTTGATGAGCAGGCGCGTCGGTTCGTCGCTGTCGATCGGCACCACGCGCCCGACGACGCGGTAGCCGCGGCGATCCAGATCGTCTTGGGTGCCGAGGCTGCGCATGGGGTCGATGTAGCGCACGGCCAGCGGCTTGGCCGGATCGACGGCGATCCGCTTGACGATGGTCGGCCAGACGTTGCCGAACCGCCCCGACACGTCCTTGCCGTCGGCGTTGTGGAGGTGGTTGTAGCCACCGCGAAGCTCGGTCTCGCCGAACTTCGTGCCGAGCGGGAACGTGCCGATGCGGATGAAGAACTCGCGCTCGCCCACGATGCCATAGTTGGGTTCGATGCTGGCGATCGTGACCTCGGGGTGGCCCTCGAACATGATCGTCGAGGGGTCGGTGTCCTTGGTCAGGACAGGGGCGACGCGCTCGACGAGGCGCGGCAGGGTCTTGACCAGGGGGTCCGCGTGGCGTGAGGCCGACGGCGTACCGTCGGGGTTGAAGAACGCCGACAGGTGGGTGCTCTGGCCGAAGGGGTGGCCCAGTGGCATGCGGCGAGCATCGGACAGCTCCATCGTGCCGGCGTCCCACAGGTTGTCGGGCAGGCCGTCGCCCTGCTCGGCGTAAACCGCGATGCGGTCGGCGTTGCTCGCGTAGAGCCGGTCGGCAATGGCGACGATCTTGATGTCGGGCAGCCCCTCGAACATGATGGTCGAGGGGTCGGTGTCGGGGGTGAGGGTGAACGTCATGCGTAATTCTCCAGCAGGGTGACGAGCAGGCTCACCGCGATCACCGACGCGGCGAGGCACGCGAGGGCGCTGATCCACCGGCGCTCGCCAAGATAGTGGCCGGCGGCCACGATCGGGCCGCCGATCAGCACGGCGATGAGGAAGGCGGTGAGCACCGCGGCGGTGTTGATGAGGAAGTCAACCATCAGCCAGTTTCTCCATGCAGGCGACGAGGGCGCCGAAGGTGCGCTGCTCGAGCGGGCGCTGGGCGTTGTCGAGGTCGATCCGGGTGATGCGCGGGTCCATGTCGACCGAGCCGGTGGTCATGCGGCCGCGCGGCCACCAGTCCGTGCCGCCGACGATCGGGTCGGCGCACACGCCGGTGTCGCGCAGGAACTGCGCGAAGGCGCAGTTGGTGTTGTTCATGTATTCGAACGCCTCGTCGGCGGGCTTGGTCTTGGCCCATGCCAAGAACGTGTCGTGGTCGGTCATGCTGCAAGACTCCTGAGGGCGGCGATGCCCTTCTCGGGGTGGACGACGGGGATGCGGCGGTCGCCGCCGTTCTCGTAAGGCGCGACCGTGTCCTCGTCATTGGCCTCGAAGATCGCATCGTAGTCGATCTTCAGCTCGAAGAACTCGGCGTAGATCGAGCTGTCGTTGCCGGGCAGGTTCAGCTCACGGGCGAAGCGGCCGAGCGCGCAGAAGCACTCCGCCTTGTCGCTCGTCGGGGCGACCTTGCGGCCGGCGGCGTCGATCGCGAGGCTGCGCGCGATGTGCTTGGTCGGGTTCGCGGCCAGCCAGTCGGCGGCGCGGGCGGCGGCGGCTTTGATGTCGTCGTTCACTTGAACTTCTCCAGGGCGTCGCGGGTGCTGCCCGCTCGTGTGTGGAAGAACCCCTTGCGCGGCTCGATGCCCATGTCTTCGAGAAGGGCGGTCGCCTCGTTGCGGTACGAGCCGACATGCGCGGGGTTCTCGGCGGACAGGCGCAGGACCAGCTCGAGGAGGCGGACACCGCGCTTGTGCATGCGCTCGTGGGCTTCCGCCTCGTTGAGGTAGTGCTGCACGTAGAGGCGGTAGGCCGCCTCGTAATGCAGCGCGAGGCGGACACGGTGAATGGATTGGGCATCGCCGCAGATGTGGTGGATGCCGTCGCCCGACAGGCCCGAGGACAGGTCGTGGTTCTCGTAGGCCACGGGCTTGAGGAGGGGGAGGCGCTCGGCGATCGCGAAAGACAGGAGGTCGTAGCCGTGTTGTGGCGTGCCGTTCCTGTTCAGCTCGATGATGCGCTGTAGCGTGGCCAGAAATTCGTCTTGGCGCTGCATCAGCAGACCTTTCCGTTGAGCGCGTAGAGCACGCGCCGGGGTGGGGCGGACGGGTTGAGCGGGGTCGTGCGCGGCGGGCCGGGTTCGAAAGTCGGCATGGTCACGACGGGGTCCACACGAGGTTGAGTGCGGCGACGAGGAGGCCGAAGCCAAAGACCCCCCAGCCGACGGGCCACAGGTCGAGGCGCCGACCGGAGCCGTTGATGCCGAGCATGGCGATTGCGATCCCGAGGATCATGATGGTGAGGGCGATCTTGTAGATCATGCGCGGTGCTCCTTGCGCTTGGGCTTCGAGTTCTTGGGCTTGGCAAGCCCCCAGCCACCCCACTTGCGGGTGCGGTCGCGGAACGTGGTCTGCGGCGGCAGCACGTCGTCGTAAGGGACGGCGGGCGCGGGGTGGCGCATCATCGCGAAGCGGTGGTCGGGTTCGATGTCCTGCGCGGCGTAGTAGCCGTGGCGGCGGTCGAACAGGAAGGCGACAGCCATTACAGCGCCTCCACGTTGTACGTGTGGGTGAGGCCGTGAGCGCGTTCCATGCGCTCCTTGAAGGTGTGGGCGTCCTCCTCGGTGAACGAGGCGACCGCGTCGTTCAGCATGATGGAGCGCCACTCGGTGGCGGTGCGCAGGCGGTAGCGGATCATGTACATGATGTCGTTTCCTACAGCTTGTGGGTCGCGCACGGCGGACCCCTGGGGGTGGGGGTAGGCGTGGTCCAGGCGGGGAGAAGTCGGTGGCGCTTCCCCTTTAATTTTCCCATTTTTACCCGGTAACTTACTATTTTCTTACATCTATCCATAGATAGATAAATAAGAAAAAATAAAGAAATAGGGATGGAAACTACCCAGTAAAAATGGGAAAATTTACTCGCAACAGACAGCGAGTTCTCTCACCCCGCGACGAGGTCGGCCACGCGCACGAAGCGGCGAGCAGACGGCTTTCGCAGCCCGTTTGCCATGACCCGGACCTGATCCACGGTGAGGCCCACCTCCCGCGCGATCCGCGGCACGGACTGGCCGGACGCGCGCATATCCAGAAACGCCATGCGGACAATTCCGGGGACCGGACCCTTCGTCCAGCCCCCATCCTTCATGGCGTCCAGACACGCCAGCCCGTCGGCGCGCGTGGCGAGGGCGGAATTCTCCTCGACGAGGTCGTGAACCGGAATGTGGTCGATCAGCCGCTTGGCCTCGCGAACCCCTACGTCGGTCCACTGGAAGATCCACGTCGCCGCCTTGAGGCCGACCGTGCCCACGAACGCGACCAGCTCGGTCGCGTCGGCGGAGTCCAGATCGGTCGCGCGGAACGACTTGAACACCCGCCGAAACTTGCGGGACGTGTAGCGCGGAATGCGAGGCAACAGCGCGTCCATCGTCCACGGCATGGTCATGCAGGCACAACCACGTAGTGCTCGCCCGAGTTCAATTCGGCGGCGTGGGCCAGGCGGAGCGCCTGCCGGTAGCTGAGAACCGCATCCCCGACCGATTTGGCGCGATCGGCGTTCCACACCCGAAACGACAACTTCTTCATGATCTTCACTCCAATAAACTGTTTATCGGTTGGTCCGGTCGGCGTCACGGCACAGGGCCGCGATCGCCGCGGCGCGAGCCGCGCGACGGTTGGCGCGCAAGCGGTCGCCGTTGACGTCGTGGGGGTAGTGCTCGGCGCGCGTCACCATGGGCCGGACGCGCTGGAGGCGGCGGATATGGGCGCGCGACGGCGGCTGGAAGTCGCGATCCTCGCGAAGGCCCCACACGTCGGCGGGGGTGACGGGGCGCGCCTGGTCGCGGTGGGCCGCCCAAAGGTCGGCATAGCCCGCGCACTGCGTGGAGATCGTGGGTTCGTGTGTCATCCGATAAACAGTTTATCGGGCCATGAGGAAAGCGACGACGGGCGTGGCACCCGCGACGACGAGCGCGCCCACGGCGTCGCCGTCGACGGCGAGCGCGAGCGCGAGCACGGTTTTCACGAGCACGTAGGCACAGATCAGCGCAAGGCGCATGGCATGACACTCCACAGGGGCAAGGGCGCGGTCCTACGCGAGGGCCGCAACCTTGCCCCTCCCCCTTGCGGGGGAGGGACCGATAAACAGTTTATCCGTTGACCGCGACCGGCTCGTCCGCCTCAATCAACGCCACGGCGGCATTGATATCGTCGATCAAGGCGTTCGCCGCCTCCACCATGGCATTGGACAGCGTGGCGGGATCGATCATGGCCCGTGCCGCCGCCAGTAGGGCGAAAAAGTCGGGGCCGGTATCGGTCGCCGTGACCGGGCCGGGGGCGGACCCGCCTTCGTCCGCCGACTTGTTGGCATCGTCCGCCGCCGACTTAGCGGCCATGGCCGCCGCCGCTTCGTCCGCCGCTTTCTTTGCCTTCGCCACCTTGTCGGCGTCGATCAACGCCTTGTAGACAGTGATAAAGGAACGGGTGCCGCCGAGGAGCGCCGTGCGGTCGTCCTCGCCGACTTCGCTCCACCGCCCCGACAGAACACCCACGTTGGAACGCCACGTGTTGAAGCGGCGCTTGATGACGCTACCCGCCTCGCCCTTCAAGTCAGCCCACCCCAAGGCGGCGCGGGTGCGCTGTGCAAGGTCGTCGCCGTCATGGCCGTGGACCTTCACGAGATTGAGATAGTTGCAGCCCCAATCCTTAGCGGCCATGGCCGATGCGCTTTCCGCCGCGCCCAGTGCGACGCCCATGGCAACGGCGGACGCTTCAAGCGCGTCCAATGCGGCGGCGACGGGGTTCGGGGGGAAGGCCGCGCCGTCCGCGCCGTCGGCGAGGATCGAAGCGAGGCGGGTATCGGTCGAAGCGTTGGCGATAACAGTCGTCATGGGATCATATCCTTTGGTTTGGACCGGCCGATAAACTGTTTATCGGCTTCGGCCTAGGCGGCGTCACGGAGGCGCACGTCTCCTGCGGCCAGGGCACAGTGGTGCTCCGGCCCCTGAAGGGGTGCGGCCGATTGGCCATGTGCTAAAAGCACGACCCCCATTTAGCCCCTATAAAGAGCACGCATAGGTGGGGGTGCTCGATTTAGAAGGGTAACACGCTTTTCCCTCCTGAAAATCGCACTCCCTATCCAATAGTCTACCCACACTTTCTGCATAATTTTTCGCGTTTTTCGCTATATTTAGACCAATACTTGGCCGAAACCGAGCAATACTGCCCAGTTTCGGCCGAATACTGTCTCAAAGCGCCCGACCGGGCAGAACAGCGTCTTTCAGGATCAGGCCGGCTGCCTCGTGCCGCATCTGCCCCACGCCGTCGTAAACGGGCACGACCTCGTGCCCCAGCTCGCCCAGCATCTGCGTGAAGCGCTCGTACGAGACCCCGTAGCCGCGTGCGACGTTCTTCATGAAGTGGATATACTGGTCGAACACGCCCTGAACGTCCGCCGTCGAGCCGCCCAAGGCCTGCACCTTGTCCGAGGACTGGATGAAGGCGGCGACCGAGTTGTTGGCGCGCACGATCTGGTTGAGCCGGTTGTGGTGCGAGGCGGGCTGGGTGTAGTCGCCGTTGGCCATCAGCCGCTTGAGGCCCTGCACCGCCCACGCGGCGATCGCCTCGCGCTCCTCGGCGATCAGCACCTTGTAGAAATCCACCACCCGGTCGGCCGCCGAGACCGCGCGCAGGAAGTCGAGGATCAGCCAGCGCCGCGCGAAGCCCTGCGAGGTGTCGCGCGAGCGCGGCAGATGGTTCGACCCGAACCACTGGGCGGCCACCGGCTTGAACTGGAAGATCTCACCGCCCTTGAACTCGGTGTTCTGCACCGTGCCCTCGATGATCTCCTTGAAGGCGCGCCCCTCGATGGTGGCTTCCTCGGGCAGCTCGCCGCAGATGTTGAGCGTCTTGCCCACCATCGGCGTCAGCTGGAAGCGCTCGCCCCACAGGGTCGGGGGGATCGACGCGATCGCCGCCGGCGGCATCATCGTGCGCAGCACCTCGAGCGCCTGCGTCTTGCCCGACTTGGCCTTGCCGTGGAGCAGGATCGCGCGCTGGAACTTGGGTGCGATGCCGAACATCGTCGCGGCCATCGCCTCCTGCAGCGCGGCGACCTTGTCCGAGTAGTCCTCGTCGTCGCCCCACGACCGCTCGAGATATTCGAGCCACTTGTGGGCCTCGCCGGCGCGCTCGGGCACGTAGTTGAAGGGCATCGTGAACGTCTTGCCGTACTTCGGGCTATGGTCGTGCAGCACGAGGTTGGTGTCGAGGAAGCCGTTGGCGAAATTGATGCCGTCCTCCAGCTCCTCGGCCAGCGGGCGGCGCGCGATCATCGCGATCGTCTTGGCGACCGAGACGTAGTCGTTGTGGCGCTTGACCAGCGGGTTGTTCTGGATCTGGTCGGCGACCTGCTGGCGCACGTCCTCCTCCGACAGCGCCGCGAAGTGCGCGCCCGACCACTGCCAGAACCGGCCTTGGTCGTAGCGGATCTCGCCGCCGCGGCCCATTTCCTCGATCACCTGCCGCGCGATCGCTGCGTGATTGTCGCCGACCTCCTCGTCGCCCATCCGGGCTTCCTTGAAGTCCTTCTTGAGGTCGGCCTTGGCGAGCTTGATCATGCCCTTGGTGCGATCCATGAGCAGGCTGGCCAGCCGGTTCATGTTCGAGTCGGTGAAGTTCTCGTCCTTGGCCACCTGCGCGATGACGTCGTCCACCAGCTCGACCGTGCGGTCGAGGCTGTCGGGGTCGATCGCGCGCTGCGCGTCGAAATACTCGACCGCGCGCCCGACGGTCCAGCTCTGGACCTCGTTCTTCTCGATCATCGCCGCAATGCCAGCGTGCGCGCGCTGCTCGTCGCTCAAGCCGTCGTCCCAGCCCTTGGGCAGGGTCGATCCGCCCTCGACGTCCTTGAGCAGGAACTCGATCAGCTTGGCGACGCCCTTGTCGGGGTCCATGTCGTCGCCCGAGGTGTGCGTGGTGAAGTTCTCGACCCAGTGGATCATGTGCTTCATCGCCTCGGCGAGCGTGAAGCGGGTGTTCTTGTCGATGCCGCGCACGATCCGCGCCAGATAGCCGGCATGGCGCACCATCTGGATGTCGCGCTCGCCCTGCGGCACGACGTCGAGCGGCGCCGAGCGGCCGGTCTGCGCGATCGACAGGCCGGGGATGTCGCCCAGCGCCTGCCGCAGGATGCGCTCGATGTCGAGCGGCAGCGGCACGACGCGGTCGAGCACCTCGTACAGGTGGCTGTCCGAGACGTAGGGGCGCTCGGTCTTGGGGTGGATCGAGGGCGGCAGCACCATCTGGTTGCCCTTGCCCAAGAACTCGACGATCGACTGGTTGTCGCCGTCGCGCAGCTTGAAGTTGGGCTGGCCCTGCCACTTGTAGATCAGGCCCATGCCCTTCTGGCCGACGCGCTTCCAGGGGCTGGGCGGCAGCGCCGCGAGGATCGCGTCGATCTGCGCCTGATCCTCGGTGTCGATGTCGATCGCGCACAGCCCCGATGCCTCGCCGAACGGCAGGCCGATATTCGAGTCGGGGTAGGACGCCAGCCACAGGCTGCGCACCGACTCCGAGGGCATGTGCTGGCCGTACTGCGTCCACTCGTTCAGGATCGGGGCCTTGCCGGCGCCCTTGCCGGCCGAGTTCCAGCGCTTGAGAGGCATGACCGGGATGCCCGCTGCCCAGTAGAGCGGGGCGAAGTCTTTGAAAATGCTCACGATTATGCTCCGAAGAAAGGATGCTGGGGAGGGGGAGGCGGCGGGCCGTCGTTCGGCTCGAAGGCCGACCAGATGAAGATGGCACCCGCGACGAGCATGAACCAGCCGAGAACAGGCTCACCCTTCGCGGCCATGTGTGTGCCGGTCGCGAGGTCGATCACCGCGAAGATGAGGTTGAGGACGCCGACCCTCACCGGAACGGCTCGATGCGCTTCATGAACTGCTCTCGACCTTCCTCGGAGACGAGGTCGTCGAGGATGCGGATCACCTCGTCCTTGAAGTGCTGCATGCGCTGCGCGGTGGTGTGGCGCTCGACCATCTTGAGCAGCCGCTCGATCTGGTCGCCCTTGGTCTTGGCGACCTGAATGCGCTCGCGCACGTCCATCGCCGCGGTGTCATCGCCGCTGCCCAGCTTGTTCAGCTCGGCCAGCGTCGATCGCAGCTCGTCGAGGATCAGCTGCTGGTCCTCCTCGGACAGCTGAATGTCCTTGGACGGGCGGCCGCGCGTGTTGCCGGTGACGTGGACCTCCTTCTCGATGACCTTCTCGACCACCTTGGGCGCGAGAAGGTCGAGGAGCAGGGTCTTGGTCTCCTCGTCGTAGGGGCAGTCGGCCTGATTGAGACTGTCGAGGTTCTTCTTGACGTCGGACAGGCCGGTCAGAACCGCGAGGCGGAGGGGAGGGAAAGAAGCCATGGCTCATACCTACGGCCACTCGCTTCGCGCGCAACGCGAATTTCCATCTTTACAAGGTAGTTTGTCCGAGACGGTTGCCCGTCAACCAGTTGCTCGCGGCCGCGATCTACGTCACAGGCGGCGGAATGTCCGAGTTCAATGACCTCTACAACGCCGTAAAGATGCGTTTCGGCGACGTCAACGCGTCGCAGTCGATGGGCGACTGGATCACGACCAACACCACGATCAAGAAGCGGCCGTTCTCGTACGACGGGTACGGCTTCCAGAAGATGATCGCGGACGACATGCACCACAACATCTCGGTGAAGAAGTGCTCGCAGATCGGCCTCACCGAGGTCCAGATCCGCAAGTTCTTGGCGATCCTGACGCGCTCGACCGCGGTGGCCGGCATTTTCTCGATGCCCAACGAGAAGATGTTCACCAAGACCTATAACGGCCGCATCAAGCCGATCCTCGAAGCCGACGTGGTGTTCAACCCGCCGACGGCGCTCAAGCCGACGCGCTCGAAGGACCAGATCCAGATCCGCGACAGCTTCGGCTACATCACCGCCTGCACCGAGGGCGACGCGACCAGCTTGAGCGCGGATTTCCTCTTCCATGACGAGCTGGACCTCAGCCCGCAGGAGATCATCGCGCTGTACCAGTCCCGCCTGCAGGGGTCGGACATGAAGATCACCCAGTCCTTCTCGACGCCGACCTTCTCGGGCTACGGCATCGACAAGAACTACCAGCTCACCGACCAGCGCGAGTACGTCGCCAAGTGCGGCGGTTGCGGCAAGTGGCACATCCCGCTGTTCACGCCGCCGTTCATCCACCTCAAGAAGATGCCCTTCGACGTGGAGCTGTTCACCGACCTGACCGCCCAGCAGATCGCGCTGCTCGATCTGGAGGACTGCCACGTCAAGTGCCCCGACTGCTCGACGCGGTTCGATCTGGGCGACGACGACCGGCGCGAGTGGGTCGCCGAGCGCCCGTCGGTGCTCAACTTCCGCGGCTATCAGGTCCGCCCCTTCTCGACGCCGCGCATCAAGCCCGACTACATCTTCGGCCAGCTGGCGCAATATCAGGAGAAGTCGTTCACCCGCGGCTTCTACAACACGGTGCTCGGCGAGGAGTACACCGCCGCCGACGCGCGCCTGCAGGAGGCCGACATCCGCGCCTGCATGGCCAAGGGCACCGCCTCGATCCCCGAGATCAGCAGCGATACGCCGGCCTACATGGGCATCGACGTCGGCCTGACCTGCTACATCACCGTCAGCGTTGACGACGAGGACGGCAACCCGCACTTCGTGTTCTTCGACACCTGCCCGGCCTCGTCGCTGCAGCGCCGGGTCAAGGAGCTGATGGGCATCTTCAACATCATCCAGGGCGGGATCGATCGCTTCCCCTACACCACCGAGGCCGACGCGCTGCGCGACGCGACCTCGGGGATCATCATCCCGATCCAGTACCGCGGCAATCAGGCGCTGGCGCCGGTGTTCGAGGCCGACACCAAGATCTTGAACCACTATTCGGCCAACAACACGCTCGCGCTCGATCGCGTGCAGTCGCTGGTCAGCCACCGAGTGATGAAGATCTCGGGCTACCAGTCGATGCGCGACCTGCTGATCAAGCACCTGCAGGACATGGTTCGTGACGACAGCCCGGCGAACTCCGAACACGTGCTCGGCGAGTGGAAGAAGACCAGCGGCAACGACCACTTCATGCACTCGATGGCCTTCAACCTGCTGGCCCGGCGCATCTGCGAGCACATGTTCGCCACCCAGCTTTCTACGGTGGCCACGACTTCCTCTTTCCTCGGCGCGTCTTTTGTGGGTACGCAGGGGATGCTCAATTTCAACGGTTCGGGCGGCATGAAGTCGCTTAACCGCATCTCGAGGCTTGGATAATGGCGGACACGATCACCAGCGGCCTGTCGGCCATCCTGCTGCCCAAGGGCAAGGGAGCCAAGGGTGGCAAGAGCGCCACGCCGCAGTACGTGCGCGGCCAGCCGACGATCTCGGCGCCGACCTACCGCGACCACATCACCGACGTCTACTCGACGCGTGCCGCCAATGACAGCCGCGAGCTGATCGCTACGCTGGCGAACATGGACCCCGACGTGTCGGCGGCGATCAATGCGTTCCTGTCGGTCGCCGGCTCGGTGGATCCGGTCGTCATCGCCTACAACGAGAACGACGAGATCGATCAGGAGGGCACCGCCACCGGCCAGCGTATCCTCGCGCTGATGACGGTGACCAACGACTACACGCTGGGCTACAGCGACAAGCCCACGGTCGACGCGCTGTGCAGCGACCATCGCTACATGATGCTGCTGCGCGGCGGCACGGCGATCGAGCTGGTGCTCGACAAGACCTACCTGCCGACCGAGCTGCGCACCGTCGACCCGGCCACGCTGACGTGGAACCAGACCGCACCCGGCGTCTACAAGCCGGTGCAGACGCCGGCCGGCTCGAACGAGGAGATCGACCTCAATATCCCGACGTTCTTCACGTCGAACTTTCACCAGTCGCCGCTGTCGAAGTACACCTTCTCGCCCTTCGTCTCGGCGATCAACACGATCGCGTCGCGCACGCTCGTCATCAACGAGCTGTACCGGATCATGAAGATCGTGGGCTACCCGCGCGTCGACGTGTCGGTGCTCGAGAGCGTGCTGATGCAGTCGGCGCCGCCGGCGTTCCGCAACCAGCCCGAGAAGATCCGCGCCTACGTCAACTCCGAGCTGAACTCGATCCGCGCCGCGATCGCGAACCTCAACTCGGGCGACGCCTTCGTCCACTCCGACGCGGTCAAGGCGGAGATCATCAACGACAAGAACCCGTCGGCCGGCATCCAGATCCAGGGTGTCATCGACGTGCTCAACGCCCAGAACCAAGCCGCCCTCAAGGTCATGCCGGCGGTGGTCGGCAAGGCGAACAACGGGCAGGTCGCCTCGACCGAGGCACGGCTGTTCGCGCTCAACGCCGACGCCCTCAACCGCGCGGTCGCCGGCGCGCTGACCAAGGCGCTGACGCTGGCGATCCGCCTGACCGGGTTCGCCGGCCGGCTGGAGGTGTTCTTCCCGCCCGTCGAGCTGCGCCCCAGCCTCGAGCTGGAGCCGCAGCGCACGATGCAGTCGTCGCGCCTGCGCCAAGACCTGTCGGACGGCATCATCACGGACGCGGAATACTCGATGGCCGTCTACGGCCGTCCGCCGCTGCCGGGCGCGCCGACGCTGTCGGGCACCAAGTTCGCCGATCCGGTGCCGGCGGCGGGCGTCGACGCGACCAGCGTCAGCCCCAACGACGACCCGCTCGGCCGCTCGCTGACCGGCGAGGGCGGCAACGGGGTGGCCAAGAACAACCAGGCGAAGCAGGGCCGCAAGGCCAAGCTCTCCTTCCAGATGGACGACGGCGGGACGTTCGAACTCGCTCTCTGATCTGACCCTATTTTCTTATTTTTACCTTGTACTCTTGAGAAAATCGCACGCAGTAAAATAGTGGTTCTCTGGAAACCAGCTTGCTGGAGGCCGGACCCCGAGTAGGAGCGACCCCCATGAAGCAGCTGGACATGACCCCCGCCCTCGAGGCGCTCATCAAGCAGGCGGTCGGCGATGACGTCGACGTCGCGGGCTTCGCCGTGTTCGAGACCATCATGGTCAACACCAAGCCGCTGCCCGGCAAGCGCGGCGCGCTGTTCGAGAACGCGGTGATCCAGCCGATCACCCTCAAGGAAATGGTCGACCACATCAACGAGAAGGGCGGCCATCTGCCCCTCGTCGCCGACCACGACCTGACGGGCGCCCCCAAGGGCCGTCTCTTCCACGCCGCGCTCGATTTCGAGGACGCCTCGCTCACGATGCGCGGCCTGTTCTACCTCGACGCCACCGAGACGCAGCTGATCGCCAAGCTGAACAGCGGCGTGCTCGACGAGGTGTCGGTCGCGTTCCTGTCGCGCGAGTTCAACTGCTCCGAGTGCGGCTGGGATTATTTCGCCGCCGGCGTTTCGCGCGAGCACATCTACAACCGCGTCTGCGCGAATGGCCACGCGATCGGCGTCGGCGGTGTCCACGGCGAAATGGTCGGCCTCAATCAGTTCATCGAAACTTCACTGGTTGCCCGTGGTGCAGCTGACAAGCCGAAAATTGTTGGTAAGTCGCAGTCGAAGTTGGCGCCCGAGGGACTCAAGCTCCTCGCCGCCTCCGGTTTTGAGACGGACGAGCTGGTCGTACAGGCCCGCCTCGGCAAAGAGGAAGATCACACCATGAGCGACATCGCAGCTCTGACCACCCAGCTCACGACCCTTTCCGCGGACAAGGGCGCCCTGACCGCGCAGCTGACCGCCGCCAACGGCGAGCGCGACACCGCGCGCACCGATCTGGCCACGCGCACGACCGAGCTGGCCACCGCGCAGGCCGACGTCACGCGCCTCACCGCCGAGCTGGCGACGGCCAACGAGCGTCCCGACGCCTCGGTCGCCACCGAGCGCGACGAGGCGGTCACCTTCCTGCACGAGCAGCTCGACCACCTGATGGTGGCCAAGGGCGAGACGAAGCTGGAGGGCGATGCCCGGCTCAAGACGGTCGCGTCGCTCAAGGCGAAGATCGCCGAGCTGACCGCGAACCTGACCTCGATCCTTCCCGTCGGCGGCAAGGCCAACGGGTCGGCGGCCGACGAGCAGAAGGCCACCCTGTCCTACGACCCCGCGTTCGCCTTCGGCGTCCGCAAGAACAGCAAGTAAGGAGCCACGACATGGCAGCGTACAACATCACTGGCGTGATCGGCGATGGCTTCCCCATTGGCCTCTTCACCTTCACCTACCACCTGACGGGCCTCCCGAGCGACGCGACCGACGAGACGGTCGCCGCGACGGCGGGCAAGGCGGTGTCCCTCGACGCGAACGCCGACGTCGCGGTCAAGCTCGCCGGCAACGGCGACGAGATCCTCGGCCGCATCTACGTCGCCGAGAACCGTGCAGCGATCGGTGGCGGCAAGGTCGCCTCGGTCGCCCGCAAGTTCAAGGAGAAGCTGCCGGCGGCCGACGGCCACGGCATCGTCCGCGGCGACCGGATCGTCGGTGCCGGCAACGGCCTCGTCAAGAAGGCCCCCGCCGAGAACACGACCGGCCCCATCGTCATCCAGACCGGCGACACCTTCGTCGTCGCCGAGAAGCTGTAAGGAACGCGACCCATGATCCCCAATCTCCTCGCCATTCGGGCCGCGCGTCAGCCGGCTGAGGTTCTGCTCGCGGGCATCAAGCCCGAGGACCGGAACCAGGGTACTTCCATGCGCGCCGGCGAGAACCTCGTCCGCCTCGCCAAGGAAGCGCATCTGTCGATCGATGACTACCTGCGTCTCGCGGTCGATCCGAACAAGGGCCAGTTCGCCGGCTCGAAGCTCGACGGCTTCGAGTGCGCGCTCGCCTACCTCGACCTGCCGACCCGCGAGGACTTCTCCTCGGGCGTCCTCCTGCAGGCCGCTGCCGAGACGTTCAACACGTTCCCCGGCTCGCGCGCCCTGTTCCCGCCCGTGATCGACAACATCCTGCAGTGGAAGTACCGCCAGGACCAGATCGAGAACGTCGCGGCGATCGTCGGCCAGTCGCGCACGGTCAACGGCAACGAGGTCATCACCAACGTGGTCGATGACAAGGCCGAGGATTATCAGCACACCGGCGTCATCGCCGAGGGCGCCGAGATCCCGGTTCGCTCGCTCCGCATGGCCGAGAAGAACGTCAAGTTCTACAAGTTCGGCGGTGGCATCGAGTTCACCTACGAGTTCGAGCGTCGCGCCAGCCTCGACATCATCACGCCGTACGCCGCGCGCATGCAGCGTGAGGTCGAGATCGGCCAGACGGCGATCGCCACGGCGCTGCTGCTCAACGGCGACGGCACCGCGGCGCACGGCGCGGCCCCGGTGGTCAACGCCACCGACCTCGCCGCCGGCTTCCCCGAGGATGGCCGCCCGGTCCCCAAGACCGGTCGCCTCAACTGGGAGGTGATCCTCAAGTGGCTCGTGACGCAGGCCCAGAAGGGCACGCCGATCGACACGGTGGTCGGCAACTGGGATATGTACCTCGAGTGGATCCGCATGTTCGCGGTGCCTTCGATCCCGGCGGGCAAGACCCAGATCGAGATCCTCGCCGACGCCGGCGTGCAGGTGGCCCGCGAGAACCCGCGGCTCCCGCTGAACATGAACTTCGCTCTCAGCTCGACGGCCCCCGCCGGCAAGCTGATCGGGTTCATCAAGGCCGAGACGATCGAGGAGCTGATCGAGAACGGCTCCGACATCGAGGAGTCGACCCGCGCGATCACCAACCAGCGCGTGAAGTACGTCAAGACCACGAACCGCGGCTACCGCATGGTCTTCGGCGACACCCGCTCGGTCCTGAACCTCAACCAGGCGTAAGCCCGGCTGCGGTTACCCGCGAAGATGAGGGCGGCCCTTCGGGGTCGCCCTTTTCGTTTCCACCGTGTGCAACCGCTTCCATTGCCGTCCATTAGCGCTTACTACCCCGCCACCACAGGAGAACTACCATGGCCAAGGCCCCGACTGCCGCCCGTCCCGTCGCCCCCGGCGTCGATCCGATCGATCCCGTCAAGCAGCCCGACGTCGCCACGACCAACGACGCGCCCGCCGTGCGCGAGCCGGTCGTGAGCACGGAAGACCTGCCCGACGGCGAGAAGGTCTCCGTCCGCACCAAGGAAGGCACCGAGCTGCTGATGGACCCGTATTCGGCCGTCCATTACGACCGCGAGGCACGCGAGGTCTCCGTCACCCAGTTCGTCCGCGACGAGCTGGACGAGGGCGGCCGGCTCGAGAAGGCCTAAGCCGTGATCATCCGCAACGGTCTCGCGATCACCATCCCCGTCCTGTTCTCCTCGGGCCTGCCCGACGGAGACCTGACGTGGCGCCTCATGGGCACCAACGGGGCGCAGGTGGCCGCGGGCACCGTTGTGCTTGAGGATGGCGACGTGTCGGGGCTGATCCCGATCGACGCCACCTCGAACCTGCTGCCGTCGGGCGTCCTGTTCGGCAGCCGCGACCTCGAGTGGACCTACACCAGCGAGGGTCGCATCATCAACGGCGAGGAGCGCTACTCGATCGAGGCGCGCTGCCCGTTCGGCGCGTCGACCTCGGGCGTCCGCGCCAAGCTCGGCGTCGAGGTGACCGACCTGCCCGATAACGACATCTCGCTGATCCGCGCCTACGTCGGCTTCCGCGACACCGCGACCGCGGTGCTGCTGGAGGCGGTGAGCGGTGACGCCAAGGAGCTGGCCGTCCGCGACGCGATCGAGGCGCAGGCCGCGCTCGCGCTGATCCCGACGATGGCCGTGCGCATCGCCGTGTCCGAGGACAGCGGCACCAACGCCTACAAGCGGCAGGCCATCAACTGGAGCGAGGTCGCCGACTACCTCTCGGGGCTGGTCAACGACGCGCTGGTGATGGTCAACCCGGTGTTCGACGCGACGCCGACCGGGGCGCTGTTCATCCTCGCCACCCCGGCCACCGACCCGATCACCAACGTCGCCTACGGCTAAGTCCCGGTGCGCAGCAGCTCGACGCCGATCGTCCGGTAGTTGCGCTGCTCCGACTGGGCCATCGGCATTACCTTGAACGCCGACACCAGCAGCTCGCTGACCTGCTCGCCCTTGTCCATTTCGAGCAGCGCGATCTTCTGGCCCTCGCCGAACCGATCGTGCAGCATGCCGAGCAGCTCGATCTCGTTGAGCAGGTTGGTGTCCTGATAGCTCGACACCGCCATCGCGAAGCGGATCATCCAACGGCCCTCGTTCTCGTCGAACGAGAAGCCGTCGGTGCCGATCAGGGTGATCTGCTTGAGATCCTTCTCGGGCGTGCGCTCTTCCCAGTTGTGGTAGTCGATCGGTTCGGGGTAGAGCACGTCGGCGTTGATCTCCTCGATCGCATCGCTGATCGCGCGGATGATCGACTTATAGACTGCAGGGATCGGTGAATTCATGGCGCAAGCTCCAAAACGGCCGGTTATCCTCCGCTTCGTCTTCGGCAAGGGCCTTGTCAAGCGACGCAAGGAGTCCGACAACACCGCCCGCGCGGTGGTCGAGGCGCTGACGCTCGCCTACGCCGAAGGGACGTGGGAGAGCACCAAGGAGCGGCTGCGAGAGTCGATCGCCAGCGACGTCCGCGCCGAGCTGGTGTTCGCCGCCGGCGAGTTTCGCCGCAACGTCATCGGCGCGCCGGGCAACCAGCGCGGGCTGGTCGGGCGGCTGGCGACCAAGGCGCGCGGCGATGGCGCGCCGACGCAGAACCTTGGCAGCCTGCCTCGCTGGGCGCCGCGCACCGCCAACTATCTCGCCGACAAGAAGATCTTGGCAGGCCACCAGCGCTGGTTCGACAACACCGGCTGGGAGCCGCAGGGCGGCACGCTCGCCGACTTCTTCAAGCCGCGCACCGCCGATACCGAGGGCGGTGGCACCGTCAACATCGGTTCGGGTGGCATCTTCGAGGAGATGTTCGGGGGCATCAGCGTCCGCATCATCCGCAACAACGTCGGCACCGCGGCGACCGCGCCGACGCTCAAGGTCGGCGGCGGCGGCGTCCACACGCAGACCCAGCTCGGCCGCGTCGAGGTGCGCGCGCTCGGCAAGCTGACCAACGCCATGCTCGGCAGCAGCGACCGGCCGAACACCGCGCTGCTCGACCGCGTCGCCGAGTCGTCGGCGCAAGGCTCGATCGTGGCGCTCCACCTGCGCGGCGGGCGCGGGCGCTACCGCCCGGCGCTGGAGCCGTACCTCAAGTTCTTCCTCGAGCGCGCGCTGCCCTTCGCGGTGCAGCAGCGCATCCGCAAGGGCACCGCGTCGGGTCGCCTGTTCAGAATGTCAGCGCCGCGTTGATCGCGGCGATGGCTGCCTCGGCGGTGCTGTGCCCGGCGGCGAGATCCTTCACGCCGTCCTGACCGGCGCGCGGCGGCGCGCTGGTCTCCTTCGAGCCACCCAGCGCCGCGGACACCACGGTGACCAGCGTGTTGTGCTGGCAGATCACCATGGCGTTCGCCTCGCCCAGCTTGAGCTGGATCTTCTGGCTCAATTCCCGGCGCGCGTAGCGCCAGTAGATGTCGGCGTAGAGGTCGCCCTCTACGCAGCCGAAGGCCCAGCAGACGGCGTCGTCGAAGCTGAGTTCTCGGAACCATCCGAGGAGGGCGTCGGCGGGGCCTGATTGTACCGGACCCCCAGCGCCGCCAGGCTTGCGATCCGCTTCACGAAAAAATAGAGGGCGTGCTCGCCGACCCACGTGAGGATGCGCTCGACGTCGTCGCTCGACAGGTCGGTCTCGTCCAGCGAGATCAGCTGATCGGGATCGGTCAGCATCTTGTTGGACTTGGTCAGCACGCGGCGGATGAGATAGTCCTGCGTGAAGACGTCCTCGCGCAGCAGGATCAGCGCGGTCTGCGCGTCCGGCAGCAGCCGGCGAAGATCCATCTCGAGGCCGTACGTCATCTTGATGACGTCGCCGTTGACCTCGATCGTGAGGGGCGGGCGCTCGGGGAGGTTGTCGAGATCAGTCACTGACGACTTCCTTCACGATGAGACGGGTCAGTGCCGCGTCGAGGCTGACGTGCTTGTTGAGGCCGAGTCGAAGAAGTTGATTGACCTTCACGTTGATGAAGATCCCTTCCGCGATGGCAAGATCTCCGATTTCCTCATAGAGGGACTCGGGGATCCGCACCGTGAAGCTCTTGTGCGGTTCTTTGGGGGCGGGCGCCTTAGCCATAACTCTCCGGTGGTGATCTGCGGTTGCGAGATTTCCTATTGAGCGAAACGCGAAACAAGGCAAGAGGCAATGCGAGTTTCAGAGGAGCGCCGTTATGGCCGAGGTCCAGAAGTCCGCATTTGCCCTGTCCGAGGCCACGATCATGATCGGTCGGGCGTTCGTCGACGATGTCTTTTCCCTGACGCCCGAGAAGCACTCGGTCGGCATGGTCAGCGAGGTCAACGTCGGCGTCGACAGCTCGCTGACCGAGCTGATGAACGGCGTGGCGCAGGTGTCCGTCGACGCGCGGCGCACCGGCGTGTCGACCAGCATTACCGGCAACGTCTACGAGATGACCGCGCAGAACCTGATGCGGGCGCACGGCCTGTCGGGCACGGCGACGCCGGTGAAGCGCGGCAAGCTGACCGCCCCGCTCGCCGCCGGTGCGACGTCGATCTCGATCGCCTCGGATCCGATCCCCGGCGAGTCGACCTCGGCGATCACCGCGACGACCGACATCCCGGCCGGCGCCACGATCCTGATCCAGCGCGGCGACGGCGAGCAGGACTACGTGTTCCCGACCGTCACCTCGGCGGCCGCGACCGGCACCGGTCCCTACGTCGCCGCGGTCGACGCCGCGCACGGCGTGCCCACCGGCATGAGCTTCCCCGCCGGCGCGCGCGTCTGGGTGATCTCGCCGGTCTCGGTCGGCGACATCGACGCGGACGACCTGTTCTGCGTCAAGATCGCCGGCAAGCTGTCGAACTTCGACCGCCCGATGGTCTACATCGCGCCCAAGGTCCGCATGGTGAAGGGCTTCGGCATCGCCTACACCGAGACCGCCTACGGCTCGATGGCCTGGGAGATGAAGCCCTTCCTGCTCTCCCGCGGCGAGGCGCAGTCGGGCAACCGGCTCGACGAGATCGGCACGCGACGCACGGGTCGCCTCTTCCTCGGCGGTTAAGCCCCGCCGCCTTGACACGGACGTTGAAGGTCGCCCAATGGGCGGCCTTCTTCGTTTGGAGCACCCGTGTCCACGATCCCTCTCGAACATATCAAAGACTCGCACCAGCTGATCGCTGACGGCCGCGTCGAGCTGTTCGAGCTGACGCCGTCGGGCGGCACCGGCGTGATCCGCTTCAAGAACGACAACGACATCACGTGGCGCGGCAACACCTACACCGGCCTGCCCTGCAGCCTCAGCGGCGAGCGGCGGTCGGCGGACGGCGGCAACTCGATGCCCAAGCTCCAGCTGGGCCAGCCCAACATCGACCTGTCCCAGTTCAAGGGTCTCGTCTACGACGGCTACCTCGACAATGCTGTGGTCGTGCGCATCACGATCCTGCTCGACAACCTGCTGAACAACCGCCTGATCCGCGAGATCAGCACCTACCGCGTCAAGCGCGTCGAGTCGTATAGCCGTTCGCAGATCAGCCTCCAGCTGGCGACCCTGTCGGACAGCCTCGGCTTCTCCATGCCGTACCGGACGTTCGTGCCGCCGGCGTATCCCTCGGTGCAGATGTGACCCTCCAGTACGAACACCTGATCGGCGCCGGCTTCGACTGGGGCCACAAGGACTGCCTCTCGCTGTTCCGCGACTTCTACAAGCTCAACTTCAACATCGAGATCACCAACTACGCGCGCCCGTCCGACTGGTCCTCCGACAAGCTCGACCTGATGCGGCTCTGCTACGAGCGCGAGGGCTTCAACATGATCACCGAGTGGAAGCTCGGCGACCTGCGCCCTGGCGACCTGCTGTGCATGTCGATCGGCGAGCGCAACGCCAACCACTTCGCTGTCTACCTCGGCGAGGACGAGCTGATCCACCACCTCTACGGCCGCATGTCATCGAAGGAGACCTTCCGAGGTTTCTACCGAAACTCCGTGCTTTACATCTTGCGCCATCCTGATGTACCGGACCTGCGACCGGTCTACCCCGATGTCGATATCAGGACGCTGCTCGATGCTCGAAACGCTCTATAATCCCGAGGACACCGACGAGCGGTGCGGGATCGTGCTCAAGTCGGGCGAGGTGATCGAGGTCGAGAACATCGCCGACGACAAGACCGACACCTATGTCATGGACCCCACCGCGATCGCGCCGCTGCTCGCCGCCGACGAGGTGGCCGGCACGTGGCACACGCACCCCGGCGGTTCCCCGAACCTGAGTGGTGAGGACTATTTGGGCTTCCTCGACTACCCCGACTTGGCGCATACGATCATCGGCCTTCGCGACGGCGTCGTCGTCGCCCAGCGCTACACCATCGTCAACGGGCTGGTAGTCGCATGCGATTGATTTTTCATGGCCGCCTTCGCCAGCTGTTCGGGGCCGAAGTCGTGATGCAGGCGGCGTCGGTAGCCGAAGCGATCGAGGGCTACTCGCGACAGGTCGACTGGCCCGGCGACATGCCCATCCAGCTCGTGGGCTTCAATACGCCCGAGAAGCTCCGCGACTACGCCGAAGAAGTCCACGTCATGCCGGCGATGCGCGGCGGCGGCGGCAAATTTGGCTCGATCATCCTCGGCGCCGCGCTGGTCGTGGCCGGCATCATCCTGCTGCCGTCGCCGTTCGGCGTGCCGCTGATCGTCAGCGGCGGCCTCATGATCGTGCAGGGCGTCATCGGCCTGTTCATGAAGGCGCCCAAGATGAAGGGGGTCGACGACCCCGAAGCCTCGAAGTACCTGCCCATCAATCGCAACACGACCGCGATCGGCACGCCGATCACGATGGCGTGGGGCCGCATCGACCTCGCCGGCCACTGGCTGAGCCTGCAGTCGGACAGCACCAACCTCTCGTTCGGGACTTTCCCGGCGTCGCCCAGCTAAGGACCGAATATGTCGTACACCGTCACCGAGGAACTGAAGCAGTGGGCTACGCCCGTCCAAGCCACCTACATCGACGCCATTATCGCCGCCGGGGGCAACATCCACAAAGCGGCGAAGCATCTGGGTCGACATCACAACAGCCTCCGAGCAGCGATGGCTCTTGTCCGGGCGAACGCCGCCGTCCACGGATACTCCCCGGAACACGGTCTTAACTCACAAGTCCCGCATCCGTTCATCGCCAAGGGGCACTCGACCCTCCAGCGGGTCGGCGCCGACGGATCGCGCGAGACGGTGCTCCAATGGACCAAGACCCGCCTCGACGATCAGGCGTGGGCCGACCAGATCAAGGCCGGCGTCGCCGCCTTCCTCGAAGACGCCGCGCCGCTCCCCGCCGCGCCCGCGCCGCTGATCGAGGAGAACAGCAACGACATCATCCCGTGGATCCAGATCGGCGACGCCCACCTCGGCATGCTGGCGCACGAGGCCGAGACCGGCGCCAACTTCGACCTCAAGATCGCCGAAGCCGAGCTGATGACCGCGATCCACATGCTGATCGACGACCTGCCGGTGGTCGAGCGGCTGGTCATCAACGACCTCGGCGACTTCACCCACTACGAGAACATGCGCGGCGAGACCGACGCCAGCGGCCACAAGCTCGACTACGACGGCCGCTTCCCCAAGATGATCGAGGTCTACTCGCGCATGATGCGCGGGATCGTCGACAAGGCGCTGTCGAAGGCCGCGATCGTCGACGTGATCGTCAATCAGGGCAATCACAGCCGCACGAACGACCTGTGGATGGCCGAGCTGCTGCGCGTCGCGTACGACGCCACCGGCCGCGTCAACGTGCTGAACAACCGCTCGCCCTTCATCGGCTACCGGATGGGCAACACATTCGTGATGACCCATCACTCCGACACCTGCAAACCGGCGCGGCTGGCCAGCGTCATGGCCACCGACTTCGCGCGCGACTGGGGCGAGTGCGACTATCGCTACATCGACATCGGCCACATTCACCACGGCATGGTCCTCAAGGAGCACCCCGGCGTGGTGATCGAGAGCTTCAACCAGCTCGCCGCCAAGGACAAGTGGGCCACCGACGGTGGCTACCGTTCGCGCCAGTCGATCTCGGTGATCTACCGCAGCCGCACCTACGGCGAGATCGGCCGCCGCCTGCTTCCGCTGCGGCAGGTGCAGGACCGGATCCGCTTGGCGACGCCGTCCCACTACGTCGCCCCCGAGCGCCGCGCCTTCACGGTCTAGCGGTTGCCCTCTTAGGTCTTGCGTGACGCCATCGGCCGCGACAGAAGCGGCCGATGGCTAGCAATGTTTATACCCAAGACATCGTCCTTGATGCCGACGGCAAGCCGGTATTCGACGCGCTAGCCAACGTCCAGCAGACGCTTGCCCAAATTCAGAGGACTGTGGCGGGCATCGGCCTGACCACCGAGAAGGACGCCAAGGAGTGGGGCCTTGCGCTCGCGCAGAACCTCAAGCTGCTCAAGCAGGCCGAGAGCGATCTTCGGACCCTCCAGACCAACCCTCGGACGCAGGACTCGAAGTCGGCCAGCGCGAAGATCTTCTATAAGGAGGAGCAGCAGCGCGTCCGCGAGACCGGCAACGTCGAGAAGCAGATCGCGAAGGAAGTCGCGGACTACGAACGCGAGCAGGACCGCAAGGCGATCTCGTCGGCCAAGGAGGTCGCCGCGGCGCGGCGCGAGGCGGCCCAGGCCGCTGTCACCGCCAAGGCGCGCGGGATCACCAACCGCGACGACGCCAGCGCCGCCAAGGCGGCCAGCGACGCGCGCCTGAACCAGCTGCGCCGCGAGCGCGACGCGGTCGCCGGCAACGACGTCGCCGCTTCGCGTGCGATCGCCGATCGGATCACGATCGAGAAGGCGCTTGGCCGCGAGCTGGACAGCACGATCAACAAGCTCAACCGGCTGACGGCGGCCGAGAACACGGCTCGCGCAGCCGCCGACCGCCGGATGCGCGGGGTCACCTACAAGGATCAGACCCTGCTGGCGCCGAGCACCGTCCAGAAGACCGCCAGCCAGCTCGGCAACGCCGGTGCGCTCGACTTCTACAAGAACGAGCAGGCGACCGCCCAGTCGATCCTGCGCGCACGCATCGCCGACAGCCGGTCGAGCGAGCAACAGCGTGTCGCTGCACAGCGCAACCTCGAGACCGCCAACAAGCGGGTCACCGAGGCACAGAAGCTCGTCACCGAAGAGAACCGCATCGCGACCGCGCAGGAGCGCCAGCTCAAGAACGCCGAGCGGCTTGCCAATGCTGAGGTCAAGCGCACGGAGCAGGCCGCGCGCGCCGCGCAGCAGGCCGAGCGTCAGGCAGAGTACGAGCGCCGACGCTCGCCGATGGGGCGCGTCCAGACGGCGGCGACCAACCTCGCGCTGTACGGCGGCGTCGCGGGCGTCGGCTACGCCGCGTTCAACGCGGTCCAGAGCGGCGTCGGGCAGGTCGTCGAGATGGAAGACGAGCTGGCCAAGCTGCAGGCGATCGCCAACGCGACCGATCCGCAGCTCCAGCAGCTCAAGGCCTCGATCTACGACATCGGCTCGACCTCGCGCTTCTCGGTCATCGACCTCGCCAAGATCAGCCAGACCTTGGCGCAGGCGGGCGTCAGCGCCAGCCAGATGCAGGAGGTGCTCAAGTCGGTCACCACGCTGGCCACCGCGTCGGGGTCGACGCCGGACGAGGCCGTCAATCTCGTCACCTCGGCGCTCGGCTCGTTCCAGCTGCAGGCCAGCGAGGCGGCGCGCGTCTCCGACCTGATGACGTCGGCCCTCAACCGCACCAAGCTGACGGTGCAGCAGACCGGTCAGGCGATCCAGTACGTCGGTGCCACCGCCTACGAGCAGAACATCAGCCTCGAGACGCTGCTGGCGACCGTCGGCGCGATCGCGCAGGCCGGTGTCCGCTCTGGTTCGACGATCGGCACCGGCTTCCGCCAGTTCCTCGTCGACCTGCAGAACCCCAGCGAGAAGCTCCAGACCCAGCTCAAGGCGCTCAACATCAGCGCCTCGGACGTCGACGTCTCGACCAAGGGGCTACCCGCCGTTCTCGAGAAGCTGCGCGACAGCGGCTTCGGCGCCGGGCAGGCCTACGCCGGCCTCGAGACGCGCGCGGCAGCGTTCTACCTCGTTGCCAAGAACAACGTCGACATCATGGACCAGCTCATGCTGTCGTTCGCCAACAGCGGCGCGGCGGCGACGGCCAACGAGCGGGCGATGAACTCGCTCGGCGCGCAGTGGCAGCGCTTCAAGAACATCCTCGCCGAAGGGCTGGAGGAGTCGCTCGACCAGCCGCTGACGATCCTCAAGAACATCCTCACCTCGATCTCCGATAAGATCGAGGAGTCGCGCCGCATCGCCGAGGAAATGCGCCAGCAGGGCGCCAGCCCGAACGCGGCGTGGTACGAGAAGGACTACACGCCGCAGGCCACCGAGCTGCTGCGCCGGTCGATCAACATCATCGGCAGCCCCAGCCAGATCGCATCGGGCGGCACGGCCGGCGGTGGGCTGGGCGACTGGATCGACAGCTGGACCAAGAAGGCCGATGGCGCGACCGTCGCCTCCGAGCGGCTTGAGACCGCCGTCTCCGAGACCACCGACGCCGTCGATCAGCAGACCGGCCGGATCAGCGAGCTGGACAAGGAGATGGCCCGCCTCGCCGCGCAGAAGGAGAACCTGCGCAACAACGACATCCGCTCGGGTGGCGAGATCGTCACGCTGACTGCCAAGTTCGAGGGGCTGGCCGGCTACCTTATCAACACCGGCAATCGCTACGACGACCTGACGCAGGCCGTCGATCGCTACCGTCTGGCCCAGCTCAACCTGCTGAACACCGACCTGACCGCGCAAGGCTCGGCGCTGAACCTCCAGACCGCGGACGCGCGCCAGCGCGGCGGCTCGGCGATTAGCCAACTCCTCAACAACCCCAACGCGATGAGCAAGCTCACCTCGCAGGAGCGCGCCGCGGTGCGCGCGCTGCGCACGGCGGCGCCCAACTCGGAGCAGGCGCAGCAGGCGCAGGGCCTGATCGGCGACGCGGTGCGGCGCTTCACCGCCCCCGCGACCTTCGACCGTGGCATGGCCGGGTCGCTGAACCAGATCCTGCAGGCCGCCGGGGTCATCGCCTCGAACACCGCGCAGAGCAACGTCATCCAGCAGCGCACCGCGGACAACACGGCGGCGATGACGCCCGCTGGCCGCAAGATCACGAACAGCTCGAACGGCATCCGCACGCTCATCACCGAGCTGGGGTCGGCGGAGGGCGGCGAGAAGGCGCGCATCGGTCGCAACGCCACGGGTCAGGTCAACGTCCTCGACCGCTACATCACCGGCCTGCTCGCCGACAAGAGCATCCAGGGCGGCAACCGTCGCTTCCTCGAGAGCGCGGCGGTCGATCTCAAGAGCATGCGCCAGCAGATCAACGCGACGCTGCTGCCGACCAAGTCCGAAGAGACCGAGCGCAAGCGCCGCGAGCGCGAGGCCAAGGCGGCTGATCGGGAGGCCTCGCGCAAGCCGCTGGTCACGCAGGCCGACATCGACGCGATCGGCACCGGGCTGGGCCTCAAGCTCGGCAGCGGCGTGCGCACCAAGGCGGAGCAGAACCGCCTGCACGCGCGCGGCCTGACGCCGGCGACCGGCGACACGTCCTCGCACTCGAACGGCGGGATCGCCCGCGACTTCTCGGTCGCCGGCCTCACCGACGCCGAGGCGCGCCGCTACGCCGCGACGATGCGCGCGCAGTATCAGGCCAAGGGCATCGACGCCTTTGTCCAGTTCGAGACCGGCAAGGGTCGCGGGCAGGGCAGCGGCCGGCACATCCACGTCAACACCCGCAAGGGCACCCGCCTGTCGAAGGACCGCGAGGGCCAGCAGGGCGACCGCATCGACGCGCAGCTGGCGCAGGATCAGCTGGCGCTCGATCAGGACGATCTGGCCAACAAGATCAAGGCGATCAGCAAGGCCACGACGAGCGAGACGTTCGACGAGGCGACCAAGGCCGCCAAGGGTGCGCTCGACGCGGTCAACGCGCAGGTGAAGTCGGCCGCGCTCGACGAGCTGGCGGCGGCCGGCGTCGGCCCCGGCTCGCCGCGCTTCAAGGTCAAGATGCTGCAGGTCGATCAGGAGATCGCCCAGAACATCGAGAACTACCAGCAGAAGATCGCCGAAGCCCTCATCAAGAGCGCCGACGCGCAGACCAAGGCAGCGCAGACCGCGTTCGAGACCGCAACGAGCGGCGCGGCGGGCGTGCTCAGCGCGGCGCAGGGCGCGGCCTCGGGGCTGGACAACTTCTCGCTGCGCAACCGCGTGCCTGACTACGTGCGCCAGCTCGCCGGCGATCGCGTCAATCAGGCACAGGAGGGTCTCGCGCGCGCGCAGTACGCCGCGCTGCCCAACCAGATCGCCGCCAAGGAGGCGACGATCGCCGAGTTCGCGGCCAAGGCGCAGGAGCAGGGCGTCACCACGCAGACCATCGCCCAGCTCGACGCCATGAACAAGGAACTGACCGAGCTGATCCAGAACCGCGAGGCGCTCGGCGCGCAGCTCGGCGCGGACGGTCTGCTGCCGACGTCGGTCGGTGCCGGCCTGAACCAGGCGATCGAGGCGTACCGCAATGCCAACAATCTGAGCCGGACGTTCAGCGACGAACTCATCATGAACATGGGCGGCGCGATCGACACGGTCGATCAGGGCCTCCAGCAGATGTTCACCGGCATCATGACCGGGTCGCAGACCGCGCTGGGTGCGTTCGCCTCGTTCGCCAAGGGCATGATCGGCTACATCCAGCAGATGCTGGCCAAGATGCTCGCCGCCAAGGCGCTGCAGCTGATCCTCAACCTCGCGGGCGCGGCGATCGGCGGCAAGGTCGCCGGCGGCTCGCTCAACGCGGGCGCGGGCGGCGGCGGGAACGTCGCGGTCGGCGGCGGCCTCACCGTCGTGCCCTTCTCCTACGGCAACTTCCACGGCGGCCCCGCCGGCGCGCCGATCAATCGCATCAGCGGCGGCGAGGTGGTGAACGGTTCGCCCGCGCGCGACAGCGTTAACACCAACCTTGCCAAGGGCGAGTGGGTGATCCAGAAGGAGGCGGTCGACAGCGTCGGCCCGCAGTTCATGGCGAAGTTCAATCAGCACGGCGCCAAGGCTCTGCAGGCAACGCAGTCGATGCCGCAGCTCGACATGAAGATGAAGAGCGAGACCAACGTCTGGCTGGCGCCGCTTGAACTGCAGCCCTCGCTCGGTGTGAATGACGTCCGCGTCATTCTCTCCGAGGAGCTGATGAGCGGCGACGGCAAGCGGCTCGTCCAGCATATCCAGCGAGAGGGCTGATGGAGACCTTCGACTTCTGCCCTGACCGCAACATCCCCGAGACGTTGCCGCGCGAGACCTCGAACAGCTCGATGTCGATGAACGGCTGGAACTTCTCGGCGCGCCCGACGACGCCCTATCAGCGCAAGTTCAAGATCAGCCTGCAGGGCGTGCGCTGGTATCTGGATCCGGTCACCGGTCTGTACGACCCGCTGGCCAACCCCAAGTTCAATGCCCACGCGCTGGAGAAGTTCTACGCTCGCCACGAGACGTGGAACCCCTTCACCTTCAAGCACCAGCACATCGGCGACTTGGTCGTGCGCTTCGCCTCGCCGCTGATCGTGCCGGCGGCGAAGGCCAACAGCGGCGGCCTGATCGATCCGATCGAGATGATGCTCATCCACCACAATCCGGGGTTCGCCTAATGGTCTCGCTGGTCAGCGTCGGACGTCGGTTCGAGATCCCTTTCAAGGTCATCGAGGGCGGCAGTGGCACCGTCATGGCGACGCTGTCGGAGACCGACCAGAACTCGCAGCCCAGCTACGTCTTTGTCCAGCCGCGCCACGTGCTGCGCGCCACCACGCCCACCGCCATCCGGCCGGGCATGGTGCTGCTGTCGCCCGAGGGCGCGCCGTTCATCGTCGGCGCCAACGGCCCGTCCGAGCAGGTGGTGGGCAAGCTGTGGGACAGCTTCCGCCTGTTCGAGCCGACGGGCCAGTATCTGTGGAGCCGCCGCACGCAGACGATCGACCCGATCACCAAGCAGCCGCGGTCGGGCGACGCGATCAAGCTGGGTATGATCTGGGCGGCGCTCGAGCCGATGGACCGTGAGCAGTCCGACCGCGAGATGCGCGTCAACTTTGAGCAGGTGCGCTTCATCACTGGCGCGGGCATCCAGCGTGGTGATTTGATCGACAACCGCGCCATCACCAAGCTGGACAAGCAGCTGGGTGTTCGGATAGGCATCCTCACCTAACGAGGTGACGATGTTCGCAGGCGCCAAGGGCGGAAGCTCTTCCTTTAAGCAGACCCCCGACAACCTGCGTTCGAACGACACGTTCGAGGCGGTGCTGGGATTGTGCATCGGCCCGATCAAGGGCGCGACGCGCGGCCTCAAGTCGGTCAAGGTCGACGGCACCGCGATCGAGAACGCCAGCGGCGACAAGAACTTCGCCGACTTCACCGCGCTGCTCGCCGACGGCGACCCGCTCAAGTTCCCGCAGAAGATCGAGTTGAAGCTGGGCGCCGGCGCCGCGCCGACGCAGGTCGGCGTCGCGATCACCAACAGCGGCGGCAACAACCCGGTGTGGGTCACCAAGACCCTCAACAACCGCGGTGCCGACTTCATCGACCTGCGCTTCATCGCGCAGCAGATCTTCCGGCAGGACGCCAAGGGCATCTACACGACCACGGCGACGCTGGAGATCCAGATGAAGCCGGTCGGCTCGACGACGTGGGTCAACCCCACGCTCGGCACGCCCACGGCGCGCTACAGCGAGGCGGGCCAGCAGACGCCGACCGGCCTGCGCCAGTACATCCTCGCCGACAACTACGACGACAACGGCTACTACAGCGCCGGCACGCCGAACTACCAGATCACCGGCAAGACCTCGAGTCCGTCGGCCTACGAGCTGCGTATCGGCGTCCCCAAGACCGGCGCCTACGCCAACGTCCAGTGGGATGTACGCGTCCGGCTGCTGGAGCGCGACGACTACACCGGCGGCAAGGACAACGCCGATCAGGAGAAGCGCACGATCTCGTGGGAGTCGCTGGCCGCGGTCTACGCCGGCGCGATGGGCGAGCACGAGGACTGGCGCGGCGTCGCGTCGATCCAGCTCTACGGCAAGGCATCCGACCAGCTGACCGGCGTGCCCGAGATCATCGGCGAGTACGACACCAAGATCGTGAACGTCCCGCCGTCGAATATCTTCGATCCCGAGACGCGCGTCTACCAGACCGGCGTGTGGGACGGCTCGTGGACCAAGGCCTACACGAACGATCCAGGCTGGGTGCTCGCCGACGCGATCGGCGACGCGCTGTCGGGCATCGCGCTGCTCGCACCCGGCTCCTACCTCAACAAGTGGGACGCGCTGGACCTGTCGAAGCACTGCTCGACGCGCGTGCCCGACGGCAACGGCGGCACGCAGCCACGCTACTGCCTCAACCTGTCGGTGTCGCAGCCGCAGAAGGCCGATGAGTTCATCAAGTACCTCGCGGGCGCGGTCGGCGCGCTGGCGTGGGACAACGGGAACGGCGAGTGGCGCTGCAAGGTCGACAAGGCCGACGCGCCAGTCGACATCTTCACGCTCGATAACATCGACGGCGAGTTCGTCTACAGCCACACCGACGTCGACACGCGCTTCAACGACATCACCGGCAAGTTCAAGAACGCCGAAATGGACTACCGCGAGGACGGGGTCCAGCTGTTCGACAACACCTCGATCGCCAAGATCGGCCGCAAGCCGACGACGATCGCGCTGGTCGGCTGCACCGACCGGCAGGAGGCGATGCGCCGCGTCAAGCTGCGCCTGCGCGCGACGGTCAACGAGAACCGCATCGTCAACTTCACGACCAACCGGCGCGGCCGCAACGTCGAGCCGCTGTCGACCATCCTGATCGCGGACGGCGACCTCGGCGACCAGAACAAGCAGACCACCGGCCGCACCATCGCGGTCGCCGCCGACCGCAAGTCGATCGTGGTGCGCGACCCGATGTATCTGGCGCCGGGCATCGCCTACAAGATGTGGTTCACGATCCCGAACCCCGACTACCTGCCCGACCGCACGACGCAGCCCACGAGCACCGAGTGGACCAAGCCGACGATCGCGATCTCGCGCAACGTCACGAACACGGCGAGCCAGACCGGCGCGGTCACGACCATCTACCTCGACACCGCGCTGCCGGACTCGATCGCCGACAACCTCTCGGTCGCGCTCGAAGCGCCCAACCTCGTCACCATGCCGCGGCTGTTCCGCGTCACCAGCGTCAGCCCGCAGGACGACGGCGAGCGCATCGCGATCTCGGCGGTCAACATCGACATCGGCAAGTACGATGCCGCCGACAACGTCTCGCCGCAGGACGCGGTGTTCCAAGACCTGCGCGGCGCGGTGCCCGCGCCCGAGCTGGTCAACGGCAATCCGCTGCTGTCGCTCATCACGGTCAACGACGGCAAGACCGTCAACCTCGCCGCGTCGTGGCAGCGCCCCGCCAGCTCGACGGTCGCCGGCTTCCTCGTGCGCTATCGGATCAACGGCGGCAGCTGGATCGTCGGCGTCGACCGCACGCAGTTCACCAACTTCGAGCTGAACAACCCGGCCACCGGCACCTACGAGTTCGAGATCATCTCGATCGACCGGCTGGGCAACCACTCGCTGCCGCTGACCGGTGTCCTCGACGTGACGCAGGCGCTGATCGACGCGACGCTCATCATCATGCCCGACGGGCGCACGCTGGAGGAGTCCCTCAAGGACATCGACGACGCCGCGCTCGGCCTGCTGGAGCTGTCGGACGACGACGTCATCACGGTCAACGAGAAGATCACCAAGCTGATCCCGCTCGACAAGGAGCTGCTGAACACCTTCACGCTCCTCAAGAACCAAGCCGACGCGATCACCGGCTTCCAGATCGTGACCAACGCGAAGGGCGACGCCGTCAACGCCAAGGCGACGTGGGAGCAGTACCGCGACGGCCTCACTCCTGGGTGGAAGGATCTGACCCAGTCGACGCCTGTCGTGCGCACGACCTTCGACAATCAGGTCATCGCCTACCGCAATGCGCTGACGTCGCTGGGCCAAGCTCTGCGCCTGTACGCGCAGTCGAACGCGCAGCAGGCCCTCACCCGCATCGACTCGATCGTTTCGGACGGCGTTCTCGATCGTTCCGAGAAGCCACAGGTCATGCTGGAGGTCGCAGCTATCGAGGCGGAGACCCCAGCGCTTGTCGCGCGTGCCAGCGCGCGCAGCATCTCGTCGACCAACTACAGCAACGCCTCGTCGAACATCCGCACGACGCTGAACAAGCTCAACCCCTCGTGGACCGACACCACTCAGGACTCGCCGCTCACCGGCGAGGTGACGCGCTCGGTGTTCCGCGGCGTGTTCGTCGAATACTACAACCAGAAGGCGCTGCTCATCGGCTCGCTGGACAGCGCGGCCAAGCTCAACGAGGACAAGGCGCTCGACGCGATCGACAAGATCTCGTCGGACGGCTGGCTGTCGCGCAGCGAGAAGCCCGACCTTCGGATCCAGTGGGAGGCGCTGCAGGAACGGATGGCCGCGCTGGTCAACCGCAACGACGCGCTCGGCCAGCCGGCGGAGACGCTGGACGCTCGCTCGAAGGCGGGCACCGCGGTCTACACGGACCTCAACGGCTACCTCAACGGCCTGTCGCCGTCGTGGACCGACACCAACTCCGACACCCCGATCAACCCGACGACGTTCCGCGACCGCTGGGTGGCGGCGTACAAGGCCGTCGGCGTCTTCGAGGCGGCGATGATTGGCGGTGTGGGGCAGGACATCCGCAACGCGGTGACGGCGATCCAGAACGCCAACAACGATGGCTACTGGTCGATCAACGAGAAGATCACGTACATCATCCCGCAGGATGCGATCCTCGACAACATCTGGACCTTCCTGAACACGCGCGCGAACGCGATCTCGGACTCGACAGCGGTATCGGACGCGCGAGGCAATGCGAGCACTGCACGCAACAACTGGATCAATTTCAGGGGCAGCGTCCGGCCGTTCTGGGACGACAAGACCAAAGACTCGCCGATCAACCGGACGAACGCCGATCAGGCGATCAACAACTACGAGACCACGCTGGAGCGGCTGGCCGACGCGCTGACCTTCTACGCCCAGGGCAAGGCCACGACGGCGATCGATCGCCTGCGTGCGATCGACAACGACCTGATCCTGTCGCGCGGCGAAAAGTGGCAGCTGGTCATGCTGTGGCAGTCGCTGACCAACCGCTATCAGAAGACGGTCAACCGCTACCTCGATCTGGGCCGGCCCTCGTCGGTCACCGAGAAGCAGCAGAACGCCTACAACAAGGTCGGCCCTGACGGTAACGCTCCCGCCAGCTCGCTGGGCAAGCGGCTGGGCGCGCTGTCGCCGTCGTGGATCGACACCACGCAGGACACGCCGATCCCGTCCGACCTCCAGCAGGTGTGGATCGACGCCGAAGCGGCGACCGACGATTTCATCGCGTCGATGATGGCGCAGCCGAACGCCGACAACACCTCGTCGGCGATCGCGCGCGGCGACGCGAACACCGCGATCAACGACAAGGTCAACACCAGCCCCAAGCTGCTCTACATCGGCACCGACGGCCGCATCACCGACGCGCGCGCGATCACGGCCAATCTCGCCAACGGCATCCGCGGTCTGCTGGACGTGCCGTTCATCGGCGTATCGAATGTCGGCACCGGCGACAGCCGCGGGCCGTGCCTGTGCTCGACGGCCTCGTCGGTTCAGGCGTACACTGACTACGGCTCGGTCAACTACGGCGTGCTCTACATCGAGAACTTGCAGTACAGCACGACCTACTTCCTCTACCGTCCCAACGTCAGCAACGTCACCTCGACCGGGTTCGGCTGGGGCAAGAGCACCAACCTGACGGACGCGCTCGGCACCAATAAGGTCTACGTGGGCTTCGTCACCACCGTCGACTCGGGCGGCGGCGGCTCGACCGGCGGCTCGAACGGCGGCGGCTCGGGCGGCGCGGCCGGCGGTGCCGGTGCCGATCGGTGCGTGAGCGCCGACAGCTACGTGATGCTCGAGAAGGGGCCGCGCTTGGCGCGCGACGTGAAGAAGGGCGACCGCATCGTCGTCCTCACGGAGGATCTCAAGGGCACCGAGATCGTGACGGTCGAGGCCAATTCGATCGGCCCGAACTGGGCCTGCACCCTGAACGCGGGCGGCGCCGAGCTGACCCTGTCGATCAACACGCCGATGCCGATCGAGAACGGTGAATACGTGATCGCGGCCAATGCCTGGCTGCATCCGATCCCAATCTTCAAGGACGAGGCCGTCGAGTGGCACCGCCCCGAGGTCGCTGGCGTCGGCGAGATTGACGTCGCCAAGATCACCTGCCACCAGCGGATCTATGCGGCCTCGGACAAGATCGACGGCCCGTACATCTGGTCGCACAACGCCATCCAGAAGCCGTAAGGATCGACCATGGAAGAGTTCCCCCCGCGCGCGGAGATCACCGAGTTCGTCCTCACCGGCGAGCCGGTTAGCGACAAGGGCTTCGTCGCGACCGCGACCGGCAACAAGTATCGCGCGCGCGTCACCCCGCGCGGCGCCTACGCCGACGAGGACGGTCGGGGCGTGCCGCGCGCGCCGACGCACTTCGTCCTCGAGATCACCGTGTCGGCGCTCGACGACAAGGACAACGTCGAGAAGATCGGCGATGGCTACGTGATCTCCGAGCGGCATGAACTGACCATCGGGCCGGACCAGCGTGGCAACCCGAACTACAGCGTCGAGAACAGCCTCCTCGACCTCATCCGCATCGCGATCGCCCAGCTGGAGATCGGCCGGCAGACGCAGGCGTCGATGCAGGAGACGCTGTCCTCGTGGGGAGTGAGCTTCGACTTGCCAATGACCCCGCCGCCGAGTAGCGAGCCAGCATGACCCAAGCTCCGATCTTCTCCGACAACGGCGACATTTATGTCCACGGGCGCGATGAACCCTCGTTCCGGGTGACGTTCGACGAGACCTATGATCCCGCCGGTCGGACGATCGTGATGGAGATCCTCGGCGTCTCGCGGCGCGTGCTCCAGAACGATGGCACGGCGGGCATTCTTCTGACCATCACGGAAGAAGATCTTAGCAAGATTCCTGCGCGCGGCGCGCAATACGTCGTTCGCGACGAGAGCGGCGAACTTGCGGACGTCCTGCTCGATGGCAACATCCGCTGGCATGGGTGGGTCGAATGACGGACGTTAGCCTAATCCAGCGCGGTCGCACGATCCGCATCACGCGACCGCGGCCGACCATCAAGGTCGTGCGCGAGATCGCGAGTGGACCGCCGGGGCCGCGCGGCGAGCGTGGACCAGCCGGCGACCGCGAGGGGTTGATCTACGAGTGGCCGGAAGCGAGTGCGACGTGGCTGATCCCGCACAACCTCGGCTACATCCCGCAGGTGACGGTTGTCGATGGTGCAGACGAAGTCGTGTTGCCATCGATCCAGCACCTTTCTACGGATCTCCTGCAGATCACTCACGGCTATCCGACGACGGGCCGTGCCTTTTTGATATAAGGACCGCCCGATGAAGTTCACCAACCACGCTGATCTGAACGGTCTCCAGCTCCGCAATGCGGTGCTCCAGCCGCTTGCGTCGCCGCCCGCGAACCCCGTCAACGGTCAGGTCTATTACGACACCGCGCTCGGCCGCATGCAGTACCGCGAGAACGGTCAGTGGGGTCATACCGCGGACAACGCGCTGCTGCTCGCCGGCCAGAACGCGGGCTATTTCCTGAGCCGCGCCAACCACACGGGCACGCAGCCCGCGTCGACGATCAGCGATCTCGCCGCGGTGGTCAAGTCGTACCGGCTCGATGAGTTCGCGGTCCCGACCGCCGCGCTGAACTTCAACGGTCAGCGCCTGACCAACGTCGGCGCGCCGGCGGTCGACAGCGATGCGGCCACGCAGGGCTACGTCAAGTCGGCAGTCGCCAACGCCGCCGCGGGCATCGACGCCAAGGCCTCCGTCCGCGTCGTCGCGACCAGCAACATCTCGCTCTCGGGCACCCAGACGATCGACGGCGTGGCGCTGTCGGCCGGCGACCGCGTCCTCGCCCGCGCGCAGACGACCGCGTCGCAGAACGGTGTCTACGTCGTCGCCGCCGGCGCGTGGTCGCGCGCCACCGACGCCGATGAAAACTCGGAGCTGACGCCCGGCGCGTTCTGGTTCGTCGAGGAGGGCACCACGCTCGCCAAGAGCCAGTGGCGCATCGAGAACACCGGCACCATTCAGGTCGGCACGACCGCGATCACGATCAACCAGTTCGGCGCCGCGGTCAATTACTCGGCCGGCGACGGCATCCTGTTCACCGGCTCGGTCATCTCGATCAAGGCGAAGGCCGGTGGCGGCGTCATCGTCGACAGCACCGGCGTCTACCTCGACCCGAACTACGTCGCCCGCAAGTTCTCGGGCACGATCGGCGACGGCTCGGCGACCAGCTTCACGGTCACTCACAACCTCGCCACCGCCGACGTCATCGTCCAGGTGAAGGATTCTGCTGGCAACGTGGTCTTTGCTGACGTACAGATCAGCTCGACCAACGCGGTGGTCATCACGTTTGCAGTCGCTCCCGCGTCGAGCGCCTACCGAGTTACGGTGATCGGCTAATGCGCTTTCTCGGCCCAACGATGACGACCCCCGCCGGGTCGGAGGTCGTCCCCGTTCGGCTGACGCGCGCCGCGCTTAACACCGCGGCGAGCAACACCGCGCTGGCGTCGAGCCAGATCTACTTCCTGACGGACGAGGACCGTGTCGTCTTCGCCAAGACCAAGGGCGCCTACGTTGCCCTCGCCCGTCAGGATGAGGTGCCGACGACCACGCTCAAGGCGGCCGTCTACGTCACCGCGACGGGCACGGGCCTGAGCCAGAACATCACCATCCCTGCCGGCTTCATCGAGCGTGACCTCGTCGTCACGATCAACGGCATCGAGCAAGACCCGGCCACCGACTACACGATCTCGGGCACCACCCTGACGATCGTCGCCTACGTCAACTCGAAGATCCGCATCCGCAATCAGGGCGGGACGACCGGCGCCAAGGGCGACACGGGCACGGCCGGCAACATGTCCGGCTCGAACAACCTCAGCGAGCTGACGGACAAGGCGCTCGCCCAGTTCAATCTCGGGCTGCGCTACGCGACCGTCGCTGAGGCGCGCGCGGGCACTGCCGATCGAATTCTCACCGCCGCGACCGTACAGGCCATGGGGCAGACCGTGGCGCTGACGCCCGGTGCCGCGCTCGACCTGTCGGCCTTCCGCACCGGCTCGATGACGCTGACGGCGAACGCGGCTCTCCCCAATCCGGCGGCGCTCACGCCGTACATCGGCCACACCTTCATCATTTCGGTGACGCAGGGCGGCGCGGGCGGCTTCAAGCTGACGCCGGGCGATCAGTATTACACCGTTGATGGCGCTAAGCCGTCGTTCTCGACGACGCCCGGCGCGATCGATCGCATCTACCTGACCGTGACCTCGTCGACGACGATCGACATGCTGGTCGTCAAGAACCTGCTGCCGATCAGCCCTTACGGCGAGGAGTCCACGCTCGCCTTCGCGGCCATGTCGACGCAGCCGACGGCGGCGCGCAAGAAGCTCTACGACGACTTCATCGAAGGTCTCAAGACCGACGGCGTGTGGGCAATGCTCGACAACCTGTTCCTGTGGGCAGCCCACGACGGTCAGGCCAGCCGCGTCAATCTCAAGCGGCCGGGCGTGGTCGCGCAGATCCTCAACAACCCCGGCTTCACGGTCGATCGAGGCTGGCGCGCGGCGCAGGGCAGCACGCACGGCCTGACCACGAACGAAATGCTGTACGGCTCGTCGCTCAATGCCAAGAGCACGATCTCGTCGTTCTTCGGCTTCTGGCTGAACAGCATCCTCAATGGATCGGGACAGCGCACCAGCTACTTCGACCTGATGGACGCGAACTCGTACAACGGCATCAGCATCGACACCGGCGGTATCTTCGCCAAGTACGCCAGCTATGAGGTGCTGAACGCCAACGCCTCGCCGACGAACGGCATGTACACGGTGACCAAGCCGTCGGCGAGCGCAGGCGACGTGCTGTTTATCAAGGACACCACAACCTACACGACGATCGCCGGTGTCGGGCAGTACGACAGCAGCACCAACTGGGTCGCGCTCAACAAAGGCCCCGCAGCAAACTACAACAGCTCCACGAACAACCAGCAGGCTGCCATGTTCTCGGGCGGGCCGGGGCTGACCGCCGCGATGACTGCGAAGCTCTATGGTCGCCTCCAGACCTATCTCGCTGCTATCGGTGCGGCATGATCCCCGGTTGGCTGAATAGCCAGGGCGCGCGCAGCGCCGGCGGGGGTGCCAGCACGCCGCAGGCGGCAGCGTTCTTTGCGGCGATGACGGTCAAGCCGGACGGCAAGACCACTGTCGCGATCGACCGCCTGATCTCGACGCTGGTGAAGGCCGGGATATGGGGGAAGTTGATCTATCTCCACCTGATCGCCATCCACGACGCAGGCGCTGCCGTCATCAATGCAGCGGCGCCTAACGGCCCCAAGGGTGCGTTTCTCGGTAACGGCACCGCTGGTCGATTTGCCCCCGGCAAAGGCTTCACTTCGAGCAGTGACGGCGGAGCTTACTTCAGCCCCGTTATTCTCCACAACGCGGCCAGCCCTAACGATTATTCGTGGGGCTTCGTGGTGAAAGAACTAGTTGAGAACCAGCAGTGGTTCGCAGGTATCTACACGCCCGGCTATTATTTGATGGCGCATAGCCGCAACGACGGTCTGATGTATTTGGGCGGTAACGCCTACATTTACAACGGCTCTTTGCATGACGGCTACATTGCCATGACCATGCCGAACGGGACGCCGTTTTCCTATATCAACGGCAAGCAGATGACGAACGGTAGCGGCCCGCTAAACAGCCTCTTGGCGGTGCCGTTGACCCTCGGGACGTCCAGCGGCGACTACTCGGCGTCCTCGGCGGGTCGTTTCCTCGCCGATTTCCTGAGCAAGGCGCTCTCGACAGCAGAGCACGACACGCTACGGTTTGCTCTCGACACCTACTTCAAAGCCATCGGAGCCTACTGATGCCCCAGCAGATCACTCCTGAACAGATCGCGGGCCTCACGACCTCCACCGCGATCATGATGTTTTCGCCCGGCAAGCCGACCGCCAATCAGGTGTTCGCACGGTTCGTGCTGCCGTTCGCCTTCACGCCGCAGGCGGCGCTGTCCGGTGGCACGCAGAAGACGGCACCGTCCTCGACGAGCAGCGGCTACGTCATCAGCCTCTACAACGCCAGCGACGTTCTCATGGCGACGTGGACGTGGGGCGCAGGAGCAACGACGCCGGTGGTCAGCCTCAAGGTGAGCACGATCCCGGCAGGCACGTACCGGTTTCAGGGTCAGGCGACGGTCGACTCTACCTTCGAAGATCCGACCGTGACGATCGGAGGGGTGCGCTAATGCCTGCCGTCCGCGTCGGTGCCCTGATCGGAACCTACGTCTTCCACGCCGGGGCACGCACGAGCAGCAGCCTGCTCATCCCGGCCAAGGCGGCTATCGCGAACATCTACGCGTTCGGCGCAGGCGCGCGCGGTGCGCAGCGTGAGGATTTTCAGTACGTCATCGGCGGCGGCGGCGGCGCCCACGCAGGCTTGCTCGGTTACGAGGTGAAGCCTGGGCAGAGCCTCTACATGTCGGTGCCCGGCTATATCAGCTACAACACGTCAATGGTGCCCGCCTGTACGGTGATGGCCAACGACAACAGCACGGTCATCTGCCGAGCCGTTTCGGGGCGCGACGGGGAGCAGGCTTCCCCCTCATCCGCGCGCGGCAGGGGCGGCGCTGCGATCGACTGCATCGGCGACTACGCCTTTAACGGCGGCGATGGGTACATCAACACCTCGAACACGAACCACTACGGCGGCGGCGGAGGCGGAGCAGGCACGGAGGGTGCAGGCGGCAACGGCCAAGGTGGCCCCGGCTACCAGTTCGCTATCGCAGGTGCTGCAGGACAGGGTCGCACGTTCATCGACACCGAAAACTCCAGCTACCAGCTGTCGCCCGGCGCGGGCGGTAGCCTTTACAGCGGGTCGTCGGACGGTAACCCAATCGGCGGAGGCGGTGCCGCGCGCAACCCCAGCGGCAACTCGTGGAACGGCGCGCGCGGCGCGGTCGCGATCGACTTGTTCGAGGCCGCTGTCGGCGGTACACAGCTCTTCATCCTCTAGGAGACCATCATGCAGTACGGAGCCACCAGCATCATCCCCTACGGTCATGACCCCGTGTTCATCCAGCGGCACTTGGGCATCACCAACCACTTCGGCTTCGCCCCGGTCGACGCCGACAACCCGACTTCGGACATCGAGATCGTCTACCCGGTCGAGTTCCACGAAGGCGTCCTTGCCTTGCTCGCCGACTACGACGCCGTCTACCACCGCGTCGTCGCCATTCCTGCGGCGCTCGATCGCGTCTGGGCGCTGCGCAAGCAGAACATGGCACGCATGACGCTGCCGAGCGGCGCTGTTCTCGACCTCGATGACACGACGCTCGACCGCCTGACGCAGGCCAGCAACCTCATCGACAAGGCGCGCGAGCGCGGCGTCAAGCTCGACTTCATCAAGTGGGAGCTGGTCAAGGGCATGTTCGTCACGTGGCCGGTCAAGGACGTGCAGGACATGGCGTTCCTGTCGGGCATGCACGTCCAGCTGACGTTCGCCTATCAGTCGGACCTGTACGACGCCGTGCGCGCCACCACCGACGCCCCCGGCCTCGCCGCGGTTGGCATCGAGAACGGCTGGCCCAACCAGTGAGCAGCTTCACCGAGGCCGGGTTCACTCCGACCGACCACGTGTCGGACGAGGGCGCGCCGATGGTCTCGGTGGACGGCTTGCGGTTCGACATCGGCGCCAAGGACTCGGGCCTCACCGTCATCGTCCCCGACGGCTTCCTCACCGACGGCCCGAGCCTGCCGCGCGCGTTCCTCTGGCTGCGCCCCCGCCTGCCGCTGACCCGCATGATGAAGTCGGCCGCCGTCCACGACGTGTTGCGCAAGAACCTCGGCGTCTCTAAGTGGTTCGGCGACGCGGTGTTCCGTGAGGCTCTCGAGGTCGAGGGCAACGCGCCGTGGTTCTGCTGGCTGTGCTGGCTGGCGGTCTCCTTCAATTTCAGCCGGAAAGGCGCCACCTGATGTTCTCGCTCATCCCTCCCGTCTTCGTCACCGACGAGCCGAACCCGCGCTCGAACGGCAACTCCAATCCCATCCGCATCAAGATGTACGGCAACGAGCAGTCGACCGCCGCGGTGCTGGCGCAGGAGATGCGCGAGTTCGGCCTCAAGGCCCGGTGGTTCCACCTGACCGCCGTGCTGTTCGCGATCATCGACGTGTGGCTGATCGGTGGCGTCGAGGGCGGCGTCGCGGCGTTCGCGACGATCTGCTGGGGCCTGCTCATCAGCAAGTTCCCCGTCGTCGCCCGGTGGCTGGAGCTGCACGGCCACGAGGTCGAGGTCCAGGCGGCCGTCATGCTCTACAACGAGGACGAGGCCAGCTATCGCCGCAAGGAGGCCGAGACCATGCAGCGCGGCTACGACGGCTTGTTCTCGCACATGACCGTCGACGAGGTCGTGGCGGGGATGGAAGCGCGAACGGCAGCCTCGCAGCGCTACGTGTTCAGCTACTTCGGAACGCTGACGCGCTTCCGCCGCGAGCACCGCTAACGAAAAGGGCGCCCCGCGGGGCGCCCTTCTTGTATCAGCCGAACTTGGTGTCGGGGGTCCATCGTCGGACCATGGCGCCGGCGGCGCCGGGCAGCGGCCGGTCGTCGGCGAGGTTGCCGGTCTCGCGAGCGTCCAGCAGGATCGCGCAGCACGCCGAGGCGTGGCCGAGGTGATGGACGCCGCTAGTCGGATCGATGTCCTCGCCATCGAGGAACTGCTGCAGGTGACGCATCGCGGCGGCGACATAGACGCGGGCCTTCACCTTGTTCTCGCGCCAGTTATAGGGGCCGTACTTCGCCGCACCGTCCATCATCGCCGAGGCGGTGTGGAGCAGCGCCGCCGGCGGCACGAGGCTCAGGTCGGGCTTGGTGGCGCCGATCTTGTCCTTGGGGTTGATGCCTTCGTCGGCCGGCACCTCCTCGATCGGCTGGATCGAGATCGGAATGGGGACCGCGACACCCTCGGCGGCGAGGGCGGCGAAGGGGTCGAACTTGATGGGGTCGTTCATACGGATACCTTTGCCTTGATGGTGGGGTGGGGGTTGTAATCGACCAGCTCGATCGCGAGTGCCCCGATCTCGAAGATGTCGACGTGGTTCTTGCGGATGGGCAGGTTGAGAAGCGGGAACGGCCGCGGGCACCGCGACAGCTGCTCCTTGGCCTGCTCGACGTGGTTGGCGTAGAGGTGGAGATCGCCAAAGGTGTGGACGAACTCGCCGACCTCGAGGCCGACCTCGCGCGCGATCAGGTGCGTCAGCAGCGCGTAGCTCGCGATGTTGAACGGCACGCCGAGGAAGATGTCCGCGCTGCGCTGATAGAGCTGGCATGACAGCTTGCCGTCATCGACATAGAACTGGAACAGGCAGTGGCAGGGGCGCAGCGCCATGTTCGGCAGATCAAGAGGCGACCATGCGGTGACCACGTGGCCACGGTCGTTCGGCTTCTTGCGCAGGTTCTCGATCAGCTGGGCGATCTGGTCGATGCCGGGGTAGGCATTGCGCCACTGCGCGCCGTAGACCGGCCCCAGCTCGCCGTTCTCGTCGGCCCACTCGTCCCAGATATGCACGTCCTGATCGACGAGCGGCTTGATGTTGGTTGAGCCGGACAGGATCCACAGCAGCTCGGCGACGACGCCCTTCCACCACACGTTCTTGGTGGTCAGCATCGGGAAGCCGGCGGCGAGGTCGAAGCGGATCTGCCGACCGAACACC